CAGAAGGCTCGATGAATAGATACTCAGTCAACTCCATGTACCGTACCTTTTCAGATGTTATGAAAGATTCTGATAAGGATGATTACATAGTCCCTTGTTCCCTAAACGTAATGAATTCAATAGCCTGTGCAATCTTTGCACACAGACATGGACGTTTGAACTTGTTGCTGTTCAAAGATGGTACATACTTAGAAAGGAGTATAGTGCTATGATCTCCGAACGACGAGCTTTAAGAGACTTACTAATGGAAGTGTATGAGATGAGTGAGGAAGAGGCAGACTATGCCATTGAAGAGTTTGATAAGAAGCATATATCATCTAACAATGATGACGTCTGCCAGTAGCTTAACTAATATCAATAATGAAAGGATAATGAAATGATCTCTGAACGGCTACTTAAGAAATGGAGAAGGGATGCACTCAAGGAGATAGCTGAGATAGAGTCTGGTAGTGGACGTATCATTGATAAGATTGGATTCACCAAGACAATCAATGAGCGCATCCTTCGCCTCACTCAAGAACTCCAAGATCTTATTTTGCTGAAGAAGGGAGTGTGACTATGCCAGAGATACGTAATAAAGGGCCTTACGAAGAATATCTAGGTGATGGTCTGTATGCTGACTTTGATGGTTTTCAGATCTGGTTATCCACTAGGGGCTATCCAACTGATAAGGTAGCTATTGATATTAGTGTATTAGGAAACTTTGAACGGTACATCAAAGAATTAAAAAGAAAGTTATCGGAGGTTAATAATGCTTCCAATCGCTGAGCACCCTTCTTGGTTCATTCGAGACTCATCCAAAATAGACGATTATCTCGGCTGTCCTCGTTATTATTTCTATCGTCATATCTTGGGATGGGACATTGATCAGCCAGCTCATGACCTGATCTTCGGAGACTGTTTCCATCGAGCTCGTGAGCATCAACTATTATTCGGTTATGATGACATAGAAGGAGCATTCAATGCCTTCATGACTGAGTATCGCAAACACTTTGATCAAGAATCTGATATGTACTATCAGCCGAAAGTGCCTGCAGCCGCCCTAAATGCCTTAATCCAGTTCCGTGACCTCTACAGTCGTGATCTGGTTGACTACGAAGTTGTCGAACTTGATGGGCGGAAGATGACTGAAATCTCTGGCACTGTCCCTGTCGACGACAAGCGCGTGCTCCACTATCGGATGGACTCTATCATGCGTCGGCTCGACGATGGTAAGATTGTCTCCTGGGATCACAAGACTACCTCAGGCAAGTGGATTCATGACACTCGATGGGATAATGAACTATTTCTATCAATCCAGAATGGTACCTATACTCACTGTCTATATTGCATGTTCCCTATCGAAAATGTCTTAGGCGTAGAGTTTGTGAAAACTGGCTTCGAATATCTCCAACGCGGCTCAAGTGCTCGTCCCGCTGGTTATCACGCAACTACTCGCCACGTTCCTGCTTACAAAACTCCTGACCAGATGAATACCTGGCTCTGGAACATTAACACTCGTCTTGATGACATTGAGAGAGACATGGATCGTCTATTTCATAGCTCCGACTCCGATGATGTTCTAATGGCCTTTCCTCTCAACCCAAAAAATTGCACTTCATACCGAGGTTGTATGTTTCATGATTATTGTTTAGCGTGGCAAAATCCTCTCCGCTGTTGTGATGAACCACCTCTTGGATTTATAACTCGTTTCTGGAACCCTGCTGATCGGGAACCTACTGTGCACAAAGACTTATCATTCAAGATGTAACCAAAGACCGTAAATTTATTTTACGGACTAATGAAAGGAGTAAAAGCCAATGGCCTATGATGCAGCAGCTGAACTCAAGCGAGTTCGTGACTATTACAGAGGTGATCCACTCCAAAAGCGTTTCAGCGCCCTCATCACTGGTGAGACTAATGCGGGCAAGACATACCTATTAAGGACTGCTCGTTTTCCTATCCACATCGACTCTTTCGACCCAGGTGGCACTAAATGTCTCAGTGACCTAATCGCTAGCGGTGATGTAGTCGCTGACACAACCTGGGAAAACGACGATCCTTTCGAACCTAAGGCATTTGCCAAGTGGATGAAGGCAACTGACATCCGATTCAAGATCGGCTACTTTAACCAATTCGCTACCTATTGCCTCGACAGCGCCACCACTTTTGGCGAGGCAGTAATGAACTATGGACTCGGTGAGAAGTCTCGCGCTGGAGAGGTCCCTCAAATGCGTCAGGACTACAACCCACAAAAAGTTCACATGACAAACTATCTTCGCAAGCTAATGAATCTCCCCTGCGATTTCATCTTAACTGGGCACTTGAAAGAGATTAGAAAACTCATCAGCGTTGACACAAAGACTGGCGTCACTCATGAGGAAATTAAGTATCGATTCAACACAGTTGGTCAGGCTGTAGTGACCATTCCTCTCCTATTTGATGAAATCTACGTTATCATTGGGAAGGAAGGACGAGAAGGTCCACGTAGAGAGATGCTCATTGACTCCCTCGGTACCTATATTGCCAGGTCTCGATTAAAGAGAAACGGTAAACTAAACTCCATCGAGCCTCCTGACATTAAAGCGTTATTGAAAAAGGCTGGTCTCGATGCTTCCGACAAACCTAAACTACCACAAGGAGAATGACATGAGTTCGAAAAGAGAAGAAGCAAAAGCGTTTAAGAGACTATGTGAGGCATTCCCTGGAAAGCACTGCTCTCTCAATTGTCAGTATCAAACCTGGGATGAGAAACCCAGGTATTATTGTACTGTCAACGGTGTAGGATGTAACATACATGTAGAAAAATATATGTCAGTGTCTGAATCCGTTGATGACTTTATCCACACATTCAAGCGATACACGTGAAGAGGAGGTCTTATGCCAGAATAATAACTATCACAAAGAACTATCGACTATCACCAACCCAAACATTGAGAAGGAGATTTACAATGGCACTTACCGATTACAGTGAAATGGAAAAAGAAATTGCCGACACTCCCGAACCCTCAGTACTCAAGAAAGGTTCCGAAGTTAAAGCTCGAATCATCACGGTCCGCTCTGGGATCAGCGACAAGAACAATGCACAGTGGTTCTCGGTTGTCTACGACGTCCCTGACGAACCAATGGCTAAGGAATTCAGCGATTTCTTCTGGGACCTCGCTGATCGAGACAAACTTGAGCCAAAGCAGGCTGTCCGCGCTATGAATCAATTCAAGAACTTTGCCTCTGCCTTCGACCTTGACTATTCCAAACCTTTCGATTGGGAAGAGGACTTGGTCGGCCTCGAGGGCTGGCTCATTGTCGGTATTAGAAAGAGTGACGAGTACGGTGAACAGAATACGGTTCAGAAGTATCTCGCAAAAGGTGGGGCTGGATCTACCTCTGGTGAAGGACTTCCATTTTAAGTCCGTTTAACAATTTTACGGTCTGCCTCCTCTCACCAAGGGGAGGTAGATCACTTCGAGGAGGATCGAGTGAGTTCATTCAACTGTGATAAGTGCGGTGCTCTGTGCTCTGACACACCACGAGGCTACATATCAGGATGCGAACATTATCCACCAGACCTTGAAACCTGTCCTATGTGTGGTACAGTCTATTCAATAAAAGAACTCAAGTGTCCAAAGTGTAGACATTGTGAAAGGTGTGATGCGTAATATAACAAGCCTAAACAAGGAGACACAAGGTGACTTGTGAAAACTGTGATCCTAAATACAATTATCCAGGTAGGCTGATAAAGGTAGATAAAGATCTAATTCACTGCGCTTTGTGTGGGGAGCGTATTAAAACTTGCGTCGGATTAAAAGTCCACTATAATGAACCGCCTGAATCTGTATGGAACAACGCCTTGCAAGCGGCTGTGCTGGCGGCCCAGAAGGGCGCTACTAATTGGATTGTTAGCTCCGTACCGGGAGGATTTAAAGATCTATGCAAAGCTATTGAGGCGGAAATTGTGAAGCTTGAAAAATAGATCATAATAAGGCAGTCCCGCCCGAAAGGGCGTCTGCATAACTCACAACGTGTGAGGGTTTGGGTTCGTTGGATGCGGCCCTGGATAGGCCAGGTGTCCGCAACAAGACGAGGGCTCGGCTTGTTCATCGGCGTGGCAGGCCGAGCCTAACCAAAGGAGAGATGATGCAAGAAGATCCCTACAAAGACATAATCACACTCTCTAAACAAATGACGATTAGAGAGCTTGCTAAACACTACGGACATAAGCCTACAACAACCTGGAAAATCTTAAGTCGAAGACGTATAGAAGCAAGAGGAGGCATACCACCTGCGCCTATAAAAATAAAGTATGTCAAACCTAGATTATTAAACCTACCACACCCAGATGTTTCGTGTGAGATAGTTCCCACAAAAGAAATTGACCGTTGTCACGGATTTGATAACTGTCCACACTATATACAATGTCTAGATTATGCTGCATCTAAACATTTCCGAGGCTGGATTGGTATACCAAAGAAAGCTAAATAAGTGCTCAGAGGAGGATTAGTTATGGATTGGTTAGCATTCTATCTCGGCCTTGTAACAGGTACATCTCTTGCAATTTTTATTACCGGACTAATATCCATAAGGAGGGGAAATGAAACTCAAAGACTTAAAAATTTGCCTTGACTGTGATGAGGTATTTATCGAGGGCCAACAGTGTCCTCTATGTGCTTCGGAGCAGTACACCTTCATCGTTCTGTATTTCTCCCCACTAACGATGGACACTAAGAAAAAATCTATAGAAGGGGAAAGCTATGCCAACTGAGAACTACAAACCTCGCTTTTCATTTGAGATCTCAGAATCTCAAATGCTCCGCGCTAACAATCTCCTCTCTCAATACGGCCTACGTAGGGCTATATTTGGAAAGATCCTCGACGACGTTCTTGACTTGATAGAGAGCCACGGAGGTATTGCAATAGGTATCATGATGACAGACCGAATAAAAATCCGTGAGATTCTCCCTACCATGGCTCAGGTTGAGCAAGCTATGGAAAATTCTGGAGGTAAGAAAGATGGCAGACCTTGACGATCTTGGCTTTACATCAATCACAGACATGGGCACTGACGAAGCCATTGACTTGCTTCGTCAGATCCGTCTCAAACGTCGAACGCCTGAGAAACGAGTCGTGTCTAAGAAAAGAAAGATTAATGAAAAAGTGAATTCAACAATAGATCCAGCATTGGCTGCTGAATTACTTAAATTATTAGGAGGTTCAAGTAATGAGTGATATTCAAGTTGGTCGAGTAGGTATGATCCCTACCTCATCCGTCGTCGTTGCTGAAGATCGTGCTCGTGAGATCATGGGCGATCTCGATGCTCTCGAACTCAATATGAAAGAGAGCGGTCTCATAACTCCACTAGCTGTAATGGACAACAAAGATGGCACATACAAACTCCTAGCTGGTGAGCGAAGATTTACCATCCTCAAACGAAATCAAGTAGCCGAAATACCTGCTCGTATCTATGAACAGGCACTCTCAGATATCGAGATGAAGATTATCGAGAAGGCTGAAAACTTCTTCCGTAAAGACTTTGAATTCTGGGAACTGGATAAACTCACTCTTGAAATACATAGACTCCAACAATCTATCCATGGTGTAAAGGCTGATGGCCCTGGAGGAAGTGGCTGGGGCATGGCTGATACAGGTGAGATGATAGGTGGCATGTCCAAAGCGTCTGTATCTCAATCTATCAAACGCGCTGAGTTACGTGAGCAACTCCCTGACATCTTCGACGGCTGCAAGACAGCCGCTGATGCCTCCAAAGTCATCAAGAAACTTGACGAGGCTGTAGTACAACAAGCAATAGCAAAGAAAATAGAATCCAGAGATAACTCTAAATCAGCCCTGTCTCAGCTTTCCAAATCTTTTATCCTTAAAGACTGTTTCGAAGGGCTGAAAGAAATCCCTGCTGGTGTATTTCAACTCGTCGAAATAGATCCTCCTTACGCTATCAAGTTAATGGATAAGAAGATGTCCAATGGAGAGTCTCAATACATTACTACCGATTACAACGAGATTCCTGCCTCAGCCTATATCGAAGGAGATGGAAAGAAATGGCTTGGTATGCGTACCTTGCTCCGAGAATGCTATCGAGTAATGACTGACCACTCATGGTTGTTGCTCTGGTTTGCGCCTGAGCCTTGGTTCGATTCTCTATACAAAGAAATCATCGCCGCTGGATTTCAAACCACTCGGATGTGCCCTATCTGGACTAAACCTACCGGCCAAGCGAATCATCCAGAAATCCACCTTCCTAACTCCTACGAAATGTTTTTCTACGCTTGGAAAGGCCGACCAGCCATCGCTCGCCAACGTGGAACTAACATATTCTCTTACTCACCTGTCGTGCCTCAACAAAAAGTTCACCCCACCGAGCGTCCAATTGAACTGATGCGTGATATCTACGAAACCTTTGCTTTTCAAGGTTCTCGAGTCCTCATCCCATTTCTTGGATCAGGTGTGGGATTGTTAGCTGCCCACTCCTTGGGGATGACTGGAGTTGGATTTGAATTAACTAAATCATACAGAGACTCTTTCCTTGTAAGAGTTCACGGAATGAAGTCCGTTTAATTCCCAAACGGTCTTAAGGAGATCTTAATGAAAAGAACCTTCGTCCCTCCATACGGCGACTCCTCTGCCAAACTCGGTGCTTGTGGTGAGCAGCCAGATTTCGAGGAAGTCCGTGCTCGTCCTCCTCGTCCATTCATCGGCCCAGCCGGTCGAGGCCTCGACGAATGTCTATTAATGACCAAGATCCCACGGCGTGAACTTTATCTCACTAACGTAATCAAAGACCTCGATGCTCCCTTAAAACATTACATTGATATAGACACCCGAGGAAAGTGGACTATCTCTCCCGACGGTCTCGAGTATATCAATGACCTAGGACGTGAACTTAAAGCATTGAACTTAAATTGTATAATAGCCTTTGGCAACATAGCCTTGCTTGCCCTTACCAACCGAGTTGGGATCACTAAGTGGCGTGGCTCTGTGATCGAGTCAACTCTCGTTCCAGGCCTCAAGGTCGTACCTACTTTCCACCCAGCCACATTTATCCCTCCAAAATTCAACTTTCTCAACAAACCTTTAATTTGTGAAGATTTAATGAGAGCCAAGTATGAGTCTGAATTCAAGGAGCTAAGGCGAATTGGCCGCTCAATTACTATTCGTCCGGACTTTAACCAGGCAATCAACACACTTCGTCATTGTTACAGAGTCGGTCGCTTTGGCTCAATCATTGCTATCGACATTGAAGTTATTAATGGAGAAGTCGATTGTATCGGACTTGGATGGTCTCCTACCGAATCAATCTCTATCCCATTCCGCTGTTCAAGGGGAGACTACTTCACAGTCGAAGAAGAGTTAGCACTCCTCCGTGGTGTAGCTCACATCATCCAAGACGAAAGTATTGCAAAGGCTGGAGCCAACTTCATCTTCGACACCCAATTCCTATTCCACAAGTATGGCATAAATCCTCGTGGCAAACTCCACTGCACACAGATCGCCCAAAAGATTGCTTACCCCGACTTCCCAGCCGGCCTCGCCGCTGTCACCACAACTTACACCGACATCCCTTATTACAAGGAAGACGGTAAGCAGTGGATGAAGATGGGAGCAGGTTCTTGGGATGAGTGGTGGAACTACAATGGAATGGATGCTCTAGTTCCATGTGAATCTATTCCTAAACAACTCGAATTACTAAAGCGTCAGCATAATCTCGAAACCTACGAGCGTCAAAGTAATCTCATCAAACCTTTGCTATACATGGGAGAACGTGGGATAAGAGTTGACGTCGAAGGTATGATGAACTATCGTGAGGAACAGCGAACTAATCTCAATCAGTTAGCTAGTGAACTATATGAGGAAGTAGGATTCGAGATCAACTACAATTCCCCCAAGCAATTAATGGACTATTTTTATACCCAACTTGGTTACAAGCCTTACAAGAAAAAGAACACAAAAGGTGAGTTCAAAGAAAGCATTAACGTAGATGCTTTGAAAAGACTAGCACGTCAGGGTGTGAAGGCTGCTCGGATCATGTTAGATATCCGCAGCCTATCAAAACGTATCTCCACATATCTGGAGATAGGAAAGGTAGATAAAGATGGACGCTATAGATCAAGCTACAAACCTGTTGGAGCTGAGACCGGAAGACTCAGCTCAGGTGAGACTATATTCGGTACTGGAGGTAATCAGCAAAACTGGCCACACGATCTACTTAGATTCTTTCTTTTCGATGAAGGATACATCGGTTACTCCTATGATCTTAGCCAAATTGAAAATAGAATTGTCGCGTATACTGGAGGTGTTATTGCCCAAATTGACGCCTTCGAACAAGGACTCGACCTCCACAGAATGACTGCCTCAGTCATTTTTGGTAAGCCTTACGATCAAATCTCATCCGCTGATGGATCATCGACTCTCGGTGACGGTCGTCAGTCTGAACGATACTGGGGCAAGAAAGGGAATCACGCCACCAACTACGATGTCTCCTATAAAAAATTCGCTCTCGTTAATGAGATGACTGAATCAGATGCAAAAGCAACTCTCGAAAACATCCACTGCGGTTATCCTCAAATTAGAGGTGGTTACCATATCCTCATCCAAAACATGCTTAAGGAAAATAGGACAGTCACAAACCTCTTCGGTCGTACTCGACTGTTCCTCGGTCCAGTATTCCCAAGCTATCCCAATGTTCCTCAAACAGCCTGCAACGATACCTACCGCCAGGCCTATGCTCACTTTGCACAGTCCACCTGCGCTGACAAGATAAATGAACAAGGGCTCGGTTACATCTATTACAATCAGCATCTGTTCAAATTTGTAGAACTCCTTGCTCAAGTTCACGACTCGATCGTGTTCCAGATTCCATTATCCCTACCATTGATTGAGCATGCTCGAATCCTCCTGTTAATAAAGCAGTCACTTGAAACTCCTCTAATCTGGCACGAGCGTGAGGTTAAAACTCCAGTCGATCTGTCCATGGGAAAGAACATGTGTAAAGAGGAAATGATAGAGATTAAGAGCAAAAATATCCCAGCCTCACCTGAACTACTGGCTGATAAACTTCACTCTGAGATCGAGAAACTGAGGATAAAAAATGTCGAGAAACCTTGCTGATTGGCTTGATTCTTTTGTTGAACTAACTGAGCGCTGTAACAAGGAACCTCCACTCCTATTCCGTAAATGGGCTGGTATCAGTGCGATTGCCTCAGCCCTCCAACGTAAGGTTAGATTGGACCTTGGCATATCCCTAACATTCTACCCTAACCTCTACGTTGTACTCGTTGGCCCTTCCGCTACCGGCAAAGGAACAGCGATGAAGTTTGCCTCTGACATTATCGAGCAGATTCCAACGATCCGTCTCAGCGCCCAGGCTACTTCGCTCCAAGCCCTAATCCGTCGGATGAAGGAAACTAACTTAACCGACATCGACTTGGTAACAGGCGAACAACAGTATCATTCATCCCTAACAATTTTTAGCACTGAGTTCACTGTATTCTTAGGATATCATAATCAAGAATTAATTGCCGCCCTATGTGAATGGTACGACTGTCATTCACGATGGAGTTATGAAACGATAGCTAGAAAGAAAGAGGAAATCGTCGGAGTCTGGGTCAACCTAATTGCTGGCACTACTCCTGACGCTATCCAGGCCTCCTTACCTGTTGAATCAATAGGTGCTGGCCTCACAAGTCGAATCATCTTCGTTATGGAAGAGAAACGCAATGAACTCGTTATCATCCCTACTCGTACCGACTACGAACTACTTCTCCAACAACATCTCATAAACGATTTAGAAATAATATCTCAAATGAGTGGTAGGATGAGTTACACTGATGGCTTCCTCAAGGAATACACAGCTTGGTGTCGCTATGCTGATGAACATAAACCTTTTCATGATAAGAAATTCGACGGCTACTGTGGTCGAAGACGGAAGCATCTCTTGACTCTAGCTATGATATGTTCTGCTAGTCACTCCGACGAGATGATTATGACCTCAGAGGATATCGAGAGGGCCATTGCACTCTTAGCCGAGGTCGAAGTTAAAATGGGTACTGTGTTCAAAGGCATGGGACGGAGTGATTTGTCAGGGCTCATCAACGACGCTGTTGTTTATATCGCTGGAAGCCGTCTCAAGGAAATTCCCCTCTATCAATTCGCTAGGCACTTCGAAGGTGATATGGATAAGATGATGATGGAGCGTGTGCTGATGACCCTTGAATCTATGAAGGCTATAAAGGTCATCAAGCGTCCAGGAGCTGACACAACAATCTTGGTTCTCGACGAGTCCGTTTAATTATTTTACGGTCTGTTGTTCTCTCAATCTCATAACCTCTTTTCTGAAATCATCAGATACAATGCCTCCGGCTCTTTGAACAATGGCAAGTTCCTTCATCATCTGCTCAGCCTCGTCTGGAGTAGAACTATTAAGACGCTCGACATAGATTCTAGCTCTCGCTTCTGTGTCGGGCGTTCCTTTCAGCGCCAGCCAGAATGAACGATTAGGTAAGTCCTTAATCTTTTCACTAAACACAAATCTATCTTTCAACCTATCGTACGTATCTTTATCCTTGAATCCCTTTATATAATCAATAACATCACTTCTCTCTCCATCCTCATAAAGATACGCCTCAACTCTCTGATCTAGTCCTCTATTCTCTACCCATCTCTTAACCATACTCTCATCCCTAGCAGCATCAATTGGCTTAGCGAATTGTGAGTAGGGATTCGTAACTCCTATAAATCTCCTTATCACAGGCATCTTACTTAACACTTCAGCTAAATGAAACTCTTTCTTTTCCTTTGGTAGATCTCCAAGCAATCCCTCATACCCAGCCCCAGCCAACCAACTCCACATTGATCCGCCTGTTACCAACTCCTCCAACGAATACTTTAATCTCTCTGGAGACAACCCAGTAAGTTGTCCAACATCTATCATCGCCTGAGGAGTCTTCCCAGGTATATATTCCTCTTTACTCTGAGGCCAAGGCAAAGGTTTCTCAGTCCTCTTCCAAATATCTTCATTCAGCCAGAAGTCCTTATTACTCACATAACCCAAGACACTTCCGACTGTAGGCGGCAGAGATGAAATCCCAACAGGTGATATCTGGGTTAATGAGTTTGCAACTGCCTCAGCGTCAACTGGATTACCCATCATCTTATCCGTCGACGCTTCAAAGAAAGTCTTGAAAAACTTCTGTCCAGGATCAAGAGGAATTTTAAAGTAAGGATAACGAGTCTGTCCCCTCTCATCTTGGAACGCAAAGCCATCACCAAGTGGAATACAAAGATTCCCTTGCATATCTATGTTACCTTGAAGTGCTTGCATGGTCTCTGGATTGCCCGACCTATTAGCTATATATAATCCAGTCACAAGCGCTGCAAACTGTGTCAGTTTCCATGTAGACGCAACGGGATTATCTTTGAATGCCCTAAACATTCCTCTAGTCCCCTGAATAGCTGCATTTAGATACGGGATAGCATTATCAATTGCCTTTCCAATCCCACCTCCCTGACCAAAATCCATGTAATCACGAGCAGCAAACGTGGCCTCTCTCGTAATATCTTTATTCTTAGCAGCCTCTTCATATGAAATTCCTAGTTCCTTTGCTCGTCTCTTAATGACTCTATCTCTAATCGCCAACCTAGTTATGATCTCAGACGTCTCACCAAAGTAACCAAGTACATCTTGAACTTTGTCAAGAGAACCCTCTATATGTCTCCCACGCTGTAACAGTCTCCCCTGATGTACCAGAAACTCCATCCCTCCACCTTCCCTTATATAGTCCTCATACCTCCCTTTCCTCATAACAGCATCATTAAACACACCTTTAATATCTTTTTCCATCTGCCACATAAAGACTGGCATATTAGAACTATACAAAGGTTTCCATTTTCCACCTTCAAACACTCTCGTTGCATACCAAGCATGCATTATATCCCTTGGTAAATTAGCGAGAGCAAATCCCCAGTCTATTCCAGTAGCAAAGGTACGAAGCACTGGTGATCCACTTACATACCTAAGCAGCTGACTCATCTTATAACTCATCTCGGGACTACTATTAATCCATTCCTTTGCCATCTCAGGCGATAGATAAATAGCCTTGCGCTCACCTTTCTCATACACAAAGACTCGATCCCATCCAGTTGGAATTCGATCTTTTGGACTATCTTTGATAGCTACAAATGGATTATCCTTCCATTCTCTCCCTAACTTTAGCAACGTCTGGTTAGCTTCATTATTAAGTATCCGTCCATAAGCTCTATTAAAAACTTCAAGCGCCATCACTTCTGACGACGGCTCGAATATATCTGTCTCTCGTCCATGCGATAAGGCCTCAACACCTGAATCGTACACAGTTCTCTTTCGCTTTCCAGTCTTTGCCTGATACCTTCTATCATATATATCAACAAGTTTGAGACGCCGATAGTTATGCGATGCCAAGGCATCATACTCTTCTTGAGTAATCAACTCAGCATCCAACATATCTTTCAAAGGTTTCTTCATCCATTCGAAATAAGCTTGAGCACGCTGCTTCAATATCGCTGCACGTCCAGATGTAATCCCCTCAGTAAACTGAAACAATTCATTATAGGCAGCCGACTCAGTCGGTGTCAATCCCTCTGGAAACTTAAACTGTGCTGTAGTCTTATACTTCCCAATGTCAAGCATCCTATCAGCAAGAATTAAGTTATCAAGAATCCTCTTCTCATTTCCAGATAGCCCTGCATACACCTCATTCCTCATCTGTTTCAGCTGCTGTGCTGCAAGTGACGATGCACCCTTTGACAAATACATCTTCTGAATAATCTCATATCCATCGTCTCCGAGACTATCAAGTAGATCACGTCTGATGTTTCCAGATCTATCAACAAAGGACCTCGTAAATTCCTCTTTAAGTCTATTGGCTGCGACAGTCGGTTTCCACGCTTTCATTCCACGAGCCTTCTTCGTATACTCAGAGAGGCGTTTGGCTCCAGCTATTATTGATTTAGTAGCTTCATCAATAGGAATTCCGGAGTAAAGTTTGATTCCTACACCCGTACCAGTTACATGCTCTTCCTGTGTTAGTAAACCTTCTTCTCTTAGCATTCTATCTAATGTATTCCAAGGAGGCTCAGCTTTCCGCTTTTCCTCTGACATTAGATATCTTCTACTCGCAAGACGAGACTCCATCTCTCCAGGGTCTTTTAAGTATTCTTCAAATGCAGAAGACTCAAGATACTTATTAAGCGCTCTCTCTATACCAGCTTTTTCAGAAGGATCTACAGACTTATCCCTAAGCCGTTTAGCATAGTTTTCAACTTTCTCAGGCCATCCACTATTATACTGTGCAACATACCTACTGAATTCTCCTCTAACATAAGGATCTTTTATAACTCTATCAAGTGCGCTAAATAAATCTGTAGTTTTTCTTGCTTGTTCTGTTTGAACACTACTCCCTCTAAACTTACTACCTACTATATCATTAACTGCATGTTGGAGTTCGTGGATGAAAGTACTTTGTATATCTTTTTTCCCTACGTGAATAGTTTTTGTCTCAGGACTATAGTATCCTTTACCTTTTATATCTTGTCCTATTATTACTCTAACTTTATACAGTTCAGGTATAGCCTTGAGTATCTCATGTCTCCCTATAAAGGCAGGTAGTCCTCCTTCTGAAAATTTTCCAGGTTGAGTGGCATGCTCAATAGTCCCATCTCTCAAAAGAAGATTACTATCATCTATCTCATATCTCCACTTCCCATCTCTTCCATACCAGAAACCTGTCTTTTCCCATATATCTCTATTACGATGAAGAACATTACCAACAGTAGATTTAATATCTTTAAGAATCTCCTTAACCTGTTTAGGGATTTGATCAACAGGAATCATCATATTCAACTGAGTTTCACCAGTCCGTTTAACATTTGAACGGTCTGATTCTCTTGCCCACTTTGCAGCCTCCACCACAGTATTTTTCCAATTCTCAAAATCCTGCCTCATATCAAATCTATGCGCTACATTCTCAGCGTTAGCAGCTATTTGACTAAGGCCTTCTCTAAGCTCCTTAATAGGCCTTGCCGGCTCTTCACCATTAAGCCATCGATTAACCTCATTAATCATATACCTCGTAAACACCTCAGGATCAGCATCTTTCTGTTTAACTTTCTCAGCAAACAGTTTAGACATAGTATTAGTATGCTCTGGATCTGTATCACGGAAGGGATGTACATCTGGTTTCAGCTCATCAGGAGTTGGCGTTCCAGTCTGTTCATCAACTTCTGTAATCGGCTCAGGCTTAGCAACTTTATATTCCTTCCTTTTTCTACCAAGTGCCTGACGAACCGATTCACCTTCTTCTAATGTAAAAGTTGTACCTGTTTTATTATCAGTAAACATTGGGAGAGGAGGTTTATTTAATCTCTCTTGCATTCCATTGAAGGTGATCTTAAGTGCATCAGCCTGTTTTTGATAATCTTCCTCCGTAATAGGTTCAGTTTTCTTAGTCCGTTTCGGAATTTTACGGACTTTTTCTTTCCTCTCTAACAACTCAATTCCAGTCTTAGCAGCCTCCTCAGGAACAGCCTCTGATTCCTCAACAGCCTCAGCCTCAGCCTCAGGCTCTTTAACCCTCTTCACCTTCTCCTTCCTAACCTTCTCACCTTTAATCTTTAACTCTTCCTTAATAACTTCCTCTGGCTCAACCTTCTGCTTTGCTAACTCTTGTCTTGCAACCAAGTCAGCCTGAACCTTTTCCACTTCCTCGACCTTGGCCTTAGCTTTACTAATAATATCTTCAGGAATATTACCTTCCTCCAAAATAACTTTAGCTATCTCAGGATCAGTCTTAGCATCCTCAGGTTTCATACCAGTCTTAACCCACAAATCTTTTAATCTTCCAGCTGTCTTAGAAACATTAGTAAGCCCTTTAAATCCACCAAGTAAGATTGCTGTATCTATGAATCCCTGCATAGTTGGTAATTGACCTTCCATTGCAGATCCTACAACATTCATTGTACCAGCCTCAGCGCCAAACTGCATCGCTTTCCCTAACGGTGCAGCTGCAGCACCTATTACTCCTGTAGCTATTCCAGTTACAGCCCCTTTAGCTGTAACGATTGAAGATTCTTTCAAAACCTCCATAAACTCTTTAGGATTTGTAATCTCTCCCTTATCAAGCATGTGAGAATATAATGCTCTGAGTCCCTGCGGAAGAGCAAACGCACCAGCTATCGTTCCAATAGGTCCACCACTTGATCCAGCAGCTGCGCCTAATCCCATGTAAGGTAAATCACTAACCATTCCACCTGCGCTCATTGCAATTCTTTGAGCAGTAGAAAGCTCCGGCATAGCTTTCTCAGCAACCTTTGGGTACCACCTACCTTCATGTACTTGACTAATCAAACCATGAACTCCACGACCAACTCCAGCATAAAAAGCATCTGTTAGATCAGGAGATACCTGCGAAGGTCGAACATCGAGGTCTTCTGCCAACACTAACCGATAAGTATTTCGTGCAGACTCCTTCGCCTTATCCATGAATAAATTACTAGCCTCATCAACTATACTTTGAATAAATGATGGTTCAGTACCTTGACGAAAGCTAGTCACATCATCTTCAGGTTTTGATTCTTTTTTAATCTCCTGTCCTTTATAAGGCTTGCCAGTCTCATCTAATGCCACTCCATCTTTCCATCCACCCATAGGTTCAGGTCTCTCTGACAATCCTAAATACCCAGGGACAAGCTGAGCTACAAAAGGATTCTGTCCACTTTCATAGTACCTACGTACAGCTGATACGTAATCAGGAGAAGGACCTGAAGGTGAAGCAGTGGGTTGGACAGTAGGTTTCGGCTGCTCTACATCCAACAAGTCAAGTCCAGAAGTAGCACCCTGAACTACTTCAACATCTTTCTCAGCTACCTCTCCTAACAAATCAAGACCTGAAGCCATCTTTCAACTCCTATCTCACAGTATACTTAATTTTCTTGGTATCGCCAGAAGGCCACTTAACAGTCCAAACCATCGTCTTCCCATCCTTATCCCACTCAACACCAGTTATATCTCCACCACCTGCCTTAATCTTCCCTTCAATATACTTGACAGTCTCAGTGGCTTTATACTTAGCTGGATCTTTAGATTGAAATAGTTCATTCTGTACATCCTCGCTCCCAATATGCTTACCTATATCATCCACCCACCCAGGATCGTTGAAGTAAGTTTGACCTTTTATTTCACTGAGAGCTTTCTCTTTCTCTACCGCCCCTGCGATATTTATAGTTGTCGCACCTGACCTAGTCAGATCATGTAACCAAGTATTAAACCCACCTGAATAACCACTAGCAACAGCCGCCTCATAATCCTTCTGATGTGCTGTCTTAGCGGCATCTTGAAATTCCATAAAGGTTCCCTTAAACCCTCCACCAGCAGGGGTCTGTGCATACTCATAATTCTGAACAGCCGTTGTTTTCTCTTCCCTATTCATCTTCTGATAATCAAGATAATTTTTAATATCTTGTTGTCTCTGTGTCTGTTTCGCGCCAAGAACTGCCATTATATTCTCTGGAGTCAAGCCAGCCAAATCAGCAGCTCTAATGGTTAGAGGCTGGCTAGAAACGAAAGGGTTTGCAAGGTCGTTTCCTTGGAGATTCGGAGTTGATCCGGTAGATGGTACAGGAGTATTTAGGTCTCCCATACTCATACTAGCATTAGCTGATTGTTTCTGATCCCCACTACCTAACAATGATTTGAGCCATGAGTTAGTAGATGGAATCTTAAGTGTCATTCCACTCTTATCAAACGACCCCTTGAAATCGTCTGGTCCCAACATCTGCTGCAACAACTTCATAAAGTTCTGAGACTGTATATTTTGCTGTGTGATAGCATTAACATTCTGACCTATCGGGTTACCTACTGCAATGTCAGCTCCGGCACCTGATAGGTATTGGAGAAACAATTTGTTATTAAAGAGATCCATTAAACCATCCATTTAATCCTCCTATAAAAAACCAGATGCAAGGCCAAGGACTCCACCTATTGCTGCACCCCACGGACCACCAGATGATCCCATCTGAGCTCCAATCATCGCTCCACCAGCTGCTCCACTCAATGCACCGCCTATTGCTGACTGTAATTTTGATGGCCCTTTCACCCCAGATCCAGACGTCCCACCTTGTATACTGGCCATGAGATTACCTCCATACTGAAATACCTCTAAATCCCACTTTGCATCTGATGCATCAATCTCAGCATTTTGATCTGCTTCCTCCTTCTTCGCTACAATCTTGAGCCTATTACCTTCGATGACAGTCTTCATATAACTCTCTTCCCACCCAATCCGTCTAGCCATCATCTGCATCATCTGTTCAACAGCCTTAAGTTTACTATCATTAACAGCTAATCTAAGCCCTGTCAAATACTTAGCAACATCCCTATCTTTAAATGATTCAATTACAGCCTCTCCAATCACAAAGGCTGATGACACTACTGCATTAATATCTTGCATTCCACGTCTAAATTTTGGAAGTGTGGATGTATCTATAACATCATCCAGTATAGCCTCATAAGCAAGAGCATCAGCATTTAGAGCAGCCTCACCAGCACCGGCTAGAGTCGTATCAGCCTGTGTATAGAAATTGGCCCAATCTGCTGTGTCACTAAGACCAGCTAAAATAACTCCAAACGCTGCTATCGCTGCCTCATACGAAGCTACATCAGCATCTGGATCGTAAGCTGTTAAGCCGGCCCAAGGTGAACTCCCAAGAGCCGAATCCATTACCTCTGTCATCGACTTCTCAATTGTATCAGCCCCAGAAGCGTTAAGCCAATCTTTATGAATAGTCTCAAGATAGGCTGAATGGCTTACTTTACCAGAGCTTCCTCCACCTCCAGAAGATCCCATCACCCATCTCCTTCAAGTCCATTTAATAATTTTACGGACTTTTCAACATTGATTGAGATAAATGTAGACATATCAGCATCAAATATTTTAGCTGCCTCTATTATTTCATTACTCTGTGTATACGCTACAATAGCATTACACTTAGTTTCCTTTGCGTACTTTATCATGGCTAGTCCTCCATCTTTCCAACTCTTTCTACTAATAGGATTATAGCCATACATACTATATATTAATAAGTTCTTCGTATTACTTGCATCGTCATAGAGAAATTGTGTAGTAAAGATAGCTTCGAATTTGTTATCAGATTTTTTATAAGATACCCATACCTCTAAGACCCCACTAAGCATTGACGAGAGTATTCGATTTAATTTATCCGGGTGCTCTCCAACAATAGGGGGAACTGATTCTTCAATTGCATACTTGATAACAGGCCAGAATTTTGCAATCTGCTCTGCAGTTAGTTTAGTTACCATGTTGTTGTCCTCTTAGACCTGGAGCATAAACACCACGTAATCCCCTTAAGTCAGTCATCTTATAACGCACCTTTATATAACCAATTCTTGATCCCTCAAATATATCTCCAAAGCGTAGACGAAACCTGAATAAATTTCCAGACACAATCGGAGACGCTATTCCCATATTGTTGATAGGTTTATAGTGTTCCATATCCCAGGTAATCAAATCATGAGCCCAGTCGATTCCAGCTTCACCATCAACTATTGGCATTGCATCTGTTTCAATTCCAAAGACTGTCTTCAAACCCTTAAATCCCATATCAAAGATCTCAGTACAGAAGTAGTGTTTGGCTGAGTCCTCAGTATCAGGAATCATATGACTCTCATTGTTACTCCTCCACACAGCAGAAGGATGTTGTTTAACTTCGGTCAATCCATAGGGTGATAATAGATATGTTTTCTGACTATTGCCAATATAGAAGTCTTTGTTAGATGGTTCGTAGGAAACAATAATGTCTTCACCCATCAACTCTTCCATGTGCTCTCTATATCCCAACTCAGCCACTGTAAAGTTTTTTGTCAACTCACCGTGTAATGCTACTTCCCTCAATACATAGTCCTCACCAACATATACATGACGAGATAGATCTCCATTAATAGCTCCTTGGTTAATTAGTCCAATATTACTTAGTCCATCAAATCCAAAGGTTGGAATTGGACTACTAACCGGACTCAGTAATGTAACACCTTTTGATGAATAACCTATAACATAGTCGCCTATCCGCCTAACATTAAGTACTGTTCCACCATAGGGGCATCGTCTGTATCCAGCCTCATTATCCTGCTCAGGCGTAAAATCCATAGAACCAATCTTTGACCATATGTAGAAGGTCTCATCACAGTCATGCCAGACACTTACAATGTTCCCACCTACAGCCTGACCCTTAAAGTTACACACTGTCCTCATCATTGGAATAGTTGCACTCGCCACTATCTCACGCCAGTCGGCTAAGGTAACATCCCAATAGATCATAATAACTCCATTGGTCATGAAAGCGTACTCACCAAAGTCAGCCACTTCCATTAATGTACCTTTGCCAAATGTCAACTCATCAACTGAGAAAATGTATGTAATAGTGGTATGGTCAGGACTAACAAGATACACATCATCTTCCTGATCAGTTGTATCTCTAACAATTAAAAAGTTATACCTCTCACCTGTAATGAACTGTGGAAATGGCCAGTCATAGTACATATCTAAAGTGGCTGGAAGAGGATTTTCAAGTATCTTATGAACCTCTAGTCCAGCCCTCCCACAGCGAAATCCGAGACATTCAGCCAACACCTGTGTATTAAAAGGTATTACATCTTCTGGACTCAGCCCTATCTTCAAAGCTTTATCTATGACCAACTCAAATTCACGCATTACAGACTCCTGCGATCATCTATGAATTTTCCATCTTTCGCTGAATGATGCTTTTCTTTATTGTGCTTACTGGCACGGTAAGCTGCATAGGCTCGTTCTCAAGTTGCTTTGTCTTTGTAGACTGGCCCTTTTTGTCCAAGTCTATATTTGCCATCTCCGACGGAGTAGCATGGCATGGCAGTCACCTCTTATTCTTGAAGTAGATCATTTTCAAGCTCCGAGATTAAGAAACTTTTGGCTGTGGCCTCTTTAATGGAAGGGGTCCAGAGGAATGAAATCCAGACTTCAGTCGCTGTGTCCTCTGGACTCGACTCAAGTGAAATTTCTAGGCAATCTCCATCTTCGACAGCTAAGTTAGGCTCGACCACTAATCTCTTTCTATCTACTACAAATCCCTCAGAGGAAGATTTAGAATCGCCAAAGACTTTAATATTAATAGCATGCCACTTTTTAGGTTTCTCCTTAAATCTAATCATCCCCTTAACAATTATACCTTCACAGGGAAACATATAGCGAAGGATTACTCCCTCAACTTTCTCCCCAAAGGAAGCACTGGAGATTGGATAGGGTGTGATGAGACCTACTGCCTTTTTCCTTGCTCGTCTCATCAAACGGCCAGTGATAATTTCAAGTTGCTTGATCCGCTTTTCCATATTCATCCCTCCATAGCATCTACTTCGGCTATGAGTTCTTCAACTAAGTCGTAACCAAGAGCTCTCACATCCTTGGAAATGGATACTTCCCAGTCATTCACACCTTGCGTATTTCTATTTATAATCTCAATCTGCCTCATAGCAGCCATAATGAGAAGCATAGGATGAGCAGCAGACCAGTAGTTTTCATCTGTATCATTTACCAGCTTAGCCGAATAAAAGAGCCCGTGAATCTGAATAACTAATCTTTCACTCGTAGGGACATTGAGTAATATTGCATTATACTCATGAGCTCCACCTCCAGGAATATCTACCCAAGTAGCAAATGAGTCGAGGTCGACTGGAGTTGCATTCTCTGGAATATATCTTGTAATACAAGGAGCAAAGTATTCCGGAGTACCTGTAGAACGAAGACTGCCTGGTTCAGTAAGATATCCTTCCATTAGATCTTGTAAGGATTTCTTATATATTTGCCATCTTACTGTCGTTGAAGCAGCCCACACTTCTTTGATCGCTCTACAGTAAGGAAAGTTGACTGAATAGAATCCAGTCTCGAGAGGTCTAAAAACACCTCCCCAAGATTTACTAGTCTCGTCAAGTCGATCTAGGAATTTTCTCCCTTCATTGATAAAGAATCCAGCGCCTGTATCAACTCCGGCATCAGTAACAAGATCAAACCTTCCACTTACTTCTCTAAATTTCTGTCTAATTTCAAGGTAGTTCATTATCCCACCTTTATGAAAAGCTGAGAAGGAGGTAAGGAGACTGGAACCCTCCTTCCCAGCCAGTTGTGGCTCGAACGATTACACTACGTTGTTCAAGCCGACCTCTATTTTCAATAGTTTCGATATATGACCTCTTGAGAGGTTGAACACACTAGCTATCTCAGACTGTGTAAAACCCTCCTTATGCATAGTATGCATTCTGCATATATCTTCACTATTCACACTCCTATCCCTACCTCCAATATAAGGTCCACTATATCTGAGCTGTTTATCTCTCATATTATCTGCGTGAGTGCCTATATAAAGATGTCTTGGGTTACAGCATGAGCGATTATCACATTTATGAAGAACTAGATAGCCATATGGAATATCTCCATTAGTTAATATCCAGGCCATTCTATGTGACTTAGTTCTATCATTGCATTGATAATAAAACTCTCCATACCCAGAGGGATATTTAGCTCCCATCCAGTTCCAGCACTCATCAGGACCTTTTATATCTACTTTATTCCAAAATCTGTCTGATATATTAATTCTGTAAGCCATTATTATCTCCTAGACTGTGGAAGAATTTCTTCTTCCACAGTCTTATGAGAAAAGTAGACTACACTACATTGTTTAATCCTACGCCATTTAGAAGAGCACACTTCTGAGCCAGCCCAAACTCGAGACCAGCCTCAGTCAAGAACTCCTCGTTAATTCCATCGACACGTCTCTGCCCATAACCGAAGGAGTGATCCTTGCTATTGTTTTCACCGTAGAATGTAGTATCATCAATGTAGCGATATGTTAGTTCTTTAGGCTCCAGCAGAATCCCCATGTTACGAGTAGTTGCATCGTAACTAAACAATGGATGAGTTTTCATATAGATGTTACCGAATGGAGTAAGCCACTTGGTAATCTCCATACCATACATCTTCTGCCCAGGCTGAACATTTACATTCGCACCAGCTGTGGCCAACCTATCGATCCCGAGTAAGAATCCAGAACCACAAAGACAAAGTTTCTCATTCGCGCCGAAGCGGAAGATCTGCTCAAGCATGTTCTTGAGCCAAGTCTCACCACCAGCAGTCCAGGCTTGACCTGAGTAGGTAGCGTTGAGAGAATAATCATCACAGTTTGCCGCAGCATACTGGCGAATGAAGTTGATCACGCCCATAGTGGTACGTTCCGGCTTTCCATTATCACCAATATTTTGAGTACGAATACCCCAAAGGAATGCAAGCTCCATTTCCCAAGAGTGCATTTCCAACGCTTCGGACTTAGCCTTCTGCCTCTGCTCTGGAGTTCTCAGTTTGGTTTTGAGAGCCGTTCGAGTCATTGACAAGGGTGTACGGAAGATCTGTGTATAATTGTAGACCTCCGTAGGATTGAGAGCAATAGCATCCGGCATCTCTCCACCTTCAGGATTGATATTACCGATAATCTTGAAAGTGTCACAGTCAGATAGATCATGAGTAGCTGAATTGTCATCGGCTTCCAAGAGCTTGATTGCCAGAACAGAGTTCGTGGTTCCTCTGGTAACGCCGATGACTTTTCCAACCACATCGACAGTGTAGTCAGAAGCATCACGAAGAAGAATTTGATGCCCTTCACGAATACGGTTAGCGAGCACTGTAGTGACCTGTGCATAGAGAACATCGCCTGCTACACCGCCACTTACATAGGCTGCAGATAGATCAGGAAGAGTATAGATTCCTGCCACAGCCCCACCGACGGCTGATTGCTCCTGAGTCCACCAATGGAATCTTGGATCATCTACACTCTCAGACCCCATCATAGATAGGATAGCAGTCAACGGAGCCATACCATTTGGATAGAGATACAATATCTGCTGTCGCCAATTTTCAGGTCTCTGGTTAGCAACCCAGTCGCCCGTTCCCCTCATACCAAGAAACATATTACACCTCCATTAAATTAAAGTCCGTTTAATAATTTTACAGTCTCACGACTATAGCTTAAGCATAGTCATATCCATAAGTCCATGTGTTACTTACTGCGGCCAGAGGATGCCAAAACAATCCATCACTATACATCAGGAGCCTGTCACACTTGTTGTTGAGTACAATGTCAGTCCAGCACTCTGAGTCATCCCTATCAGATACAGTAACTGTGTTTACTGCATCTGCAGCCCTGACCACGATTGAATAGAATCGACCCTTAGCCTCCGCTACCGGAGGAAGTACAATGATCATAGGAGCTGTCAATGCACTTGGTCGAACTACATAATCCAGCGTAGTCATCTCAACGCTGGCTCCTGGGTCGATATATTTATCAACCACTTCCTTATCATGCTGAGCAAATCTATCTTCTAACATAGATGGGTTACCTCCCTATTGATTTGTTCATCTCATCAATTTCAGACTGAAGAGATGAAGTGTTAGGTTTGGAAGGAGCTTGACGAGTCCCTCCCTTTTTCTCAGGAAGTCGAGGAGTTTTCTTCTCTTCCCTTTCTTCCCGCTTGGCCACTTTAGAAAGGCCAAGTCGTTTGCGAGCCTCTGGTGCTACGAGATCCATTAAATAAGCGTAGTCCTTACCAGGATTGTCAGCTGCAACCTCTTCAAATACAGCTGCTACAACCTTCTTAAATCCAGCTAGATCGCCATTGTCTTCGTAAAATTTCTTACTAATTTCTTTTAGAGTATTCTGTAAGGTAATGTTGTGTCTCACAATTTCAGGGATTGAGAGAAGCACACCCTCAGTCGCAATCTTCTTAGCATCCGCTACTCCCTTTGAGTAGACAGAGTTAAGAAGCTTGTTAAATAAATCTTTATCACGAACTAGATCATCGAGATCCTCATCACCTATAAAGTCGTGAGTTTCAAGTTTAAGAGGTTCCTCTTTGAATTCACGCTTTTTAGGCTCCTCTTCATCTTTCTCCTTTTCCTCTTCAGGAACTTTCTTACCAGAGAGCTTGTCAATCTGAGCACGAAGCTCGGCGATAGTTTTATCCTTATCGTCTAATTCTTCCTCTTCCTTTGTTTCCTCTTTTTCCTCTTCCTCTTTTTCCTCCTCTTCAGTTTCCTCTTCTTTTTCTTCAACTTCCTCTTTCTCTTCGATAACCTCTTCTTTCTCCTCTGACTCCTTCACTTCCTCTTTAGATGTTCCATCTAAAACATTTAGCATTTCATTGATTTCTTCTTGCACACCACCCATGATAAAGTCTCCTTGATTGAAGTCCGTTTAATAATTAAATGGTCTTACTTAACAGCTATTTGTCGACTAACTTCCTGCCAATAACCGTGAGTAGTAACACCACCATCTCCACCAATGTTTACTAGGTCAATAGAATCATTGGCCTGAGCCATCCAACTTGTGAGAGCTGGAAGGCGATTGAGGTAGAGATTGCCACTAGCCGCTACTCCATCAACCAGAGTTATATTATTATCATCAAATACAAATCTCTTTACCTGTCCTTGAGTACCACCAAGGATTTTTGAAATGTTAACTGCGGCTGCAGCTGTGACAATTACTACCTCAAATCCATAGAGTCCAAGGTCTGTTCCAACAGTGAGAGATGTTGTCCCAGCCGCAATGGCTAGTGAATTTACCCCAACTCCAGACCCTACAGATAAGGCATTAACAGCTGCCCTAACCTCTCTTATATACTCTGCATGAGTACTAATTAAATCTACATCAGTTGGTTTTGTCGCGTCCATCTTTTTCATCCTCCAATAGGCTTAGAAACATATCAGGAATACCAATCATATAATCGACAGCTTTCTGTCTACCATTAATATCTCCCATGTGTAGTAAGACAGATGCAGTCGAAGGATTGCTTGTAGCAGCGTCGTCAACTATGGCCTCCATCTCCTGATTAAATCCTCGTTTCCAAGAATTCAATTCCCTAAGAATATCATACCAAAGAGGGGATTTCTTGAACTCTTCAATTTCACTCTTGGTAGCATTTACTTTTATTTCTTTCATTATCTTACTCCAGTCGGAACAAAGTTACCAGCCCTTACCTGATCCTGCACTGTTTCATCAGGTAGTACTTTAGTCTGTATATTGTTCATGTTGCGTCGAAAGTCCTCAACATTCTTTGCTCCAAGTTGACTCGCAATATACATGAAGATACGAGTCACATCAAACTGTTGTGAGAGCTCAGGAGAAGTACCTATGGTTTTGAATAGATCAATCCAAGCATTGGAGAAATTACCACCAGGGATTGAACCATCCCTAACAATCAAATCGTAGTTTACCATAATATCTTCGGGATTGGCTCTCGCTCGATTGGCTCCGAAGATGGCTTTCATCTGGTCAGCATTACGCCCAGTTATTTGAACAAAGGATGCTTGGCTCATATATTGCTGAGCATGGACTGCGAACATAGTACCAATGTCTTGCATAAATTGTAAGCCGATAATCATAGCAATTCGTTGGAGACGACTAACAGCCGATCCACGAGTGCCTTGGAACTCAGCGCCTGTTAATCTTTCAGGACCACCTTGTCTCAGTGCACCCTGCATTGATTGATCAGCGCCAGAGATACGATCCATCCACTGAGTAATATAAGAGCTATCACTGATATTTAGACGAGTTATGTCATTAACTTGGAGTTGTTGAACAACCTTATCAACTCCCCTTCCCCAAGCAGGCCTACGCAACCTTATCAATTTGCCAGGCTGCGGAGATTTCAAATCGTTAATGTTGACTAAGTAAGGATCAACAATAAGCATGTCATTGATAGCCTTACGTACATTAGCTATGTGTGAGTTGAAGAGGAAGTCTAATGTATGTTGTAGTCCATATAACACTTCTAGCCGACCAATAGGAGTTATTGAATAGCCATCGTATTCTGGACTGGCTACGGCTGCAGGATACATCCCATGATTGTGGTCAGCCTGCTCACAAGCTATAATCACATCGTCAGAGGCTAATTCGAAGTACCACTTTTCAGGCACTTCACTCTGTGATAATTTCCACTCTTTTGGAATTAGATTAACGTACATCCTAATACGATCAACTGGAGATAGTACAGTAGTTGAGGAAGTAATTGATGTGTTAGACCCACCAAACTTCTCATTCCTACTACTCTCATCAAGTGCTAACGAGGATCTCTTATTCTTTCTAGCCTCCAGATACTTCACATTAAACATTCTTCCATCTGAGTGACCTTCCTCACTTAATAGATTGACAAAGCTGTCTCGTTCTATCCAGCCGAAGAATTCTCCTTTTTGAATATTATCACTAGATACTGAAGGATCAGGGAGCCACATGTAAGGATCGATATTGCTTAGAGCATTACCTTCAAATAGTAAAGAGTCGATGTAAGTAACTTGATTTTGTATATTTTCACCTAAGTCAGACTGTGTAATGATCTGTGATTTAATAGGCTTTCTGCCGTACTGCTTACGCCATTCAGGGATCGCGACTCCCACTCCATAACCAATTGCATCACGAAGAGCTGTGTGAATATTTAAGGGAACTTTATTCTTAATACAATGAAGACGAATAACTAACTCCATCAACATAGCACCTTGAACATCATCATCTTCAACACCCTCATATTGAAACATAGGGTCTTGGAAGAAAGCCATTGATAGATAAGTCAACAACGCTTCGAGCATTGAGTAGGAATAAGGGAAGACAATAGTTAGAGGTTTCGTAGGATCTTTGAGTTTAATCTCTTCCTCTTCATCTTCCTTGGTATTTGAGAGATCAACATAGGTTGTTAGTGTCTTGTCAATCTCACGCCAAGAATCAAAGCGCTTAGAGATCTCATTTCTGGATACTCTAGCCCGTTCCCAGATCTTCGATCGCAACTCATTGTGGAAGTCACTATCGGGTCTAAGATCTAGTCCATCAGGATAATCATAGTCATATTTATCCTTGACATAGATATTATCTTTCCAGCTCGAAGGTTCTCCGCTCACTATGTATGGCATTATGCTGTCCTCTTCCAAATATAAAGTACATAGAATGGAGGTAAGTTATCATTATCACCTGAGTTTACAGATGCTGGATCTACTGTGTGAGTAGCAAGACCGGTAGCTACACTGATCGTAGTTCCATCACCATTATTGTCGACTAAAGTATTATCGCTTGGAGCACTAGATATTGTACTTGCTACGTCAACAGCATGTGTATGAGTTTTACTTCCACCAGTTGCTTCGACTATACCAAAGTCAGCATCGGCTGCTTTAAGACCGACCAAGTATTGAGCTTCGGCAACTCTAATCCATGTACCTACCCCCAATAAGGTATTTGGATTAGTTGATAAGGTTGAAATATAGATACTTCCAATAGGGTATATTACGCCTATGATGGAAGTTGCTATATCCCCTAATCTTAATACATCATTAGGATCTACTGGAGCCGCTGTACATTCTATAGGATCTTCAACTGAGATAGCTTTAGAAAAATCTCCATCATCATAATGACCAATGTCTTCTAATGAACCGATTCTGACTTGTTTTAGTGCCATTGTATAGTCCGTTTAATAATTTTATGGTCTTATAACTAATTACCAATTAATATCTGACTACTTAGATACTGATGGGATAGTGGCAGTACCTGTAGTACTAACAGGTTTATCTTGATTGACTGTTACAGTTGAACCTTCTCTAGCTGTAATATTAACAGTCATACAGCCACCTAATGATAGTAACAAGAATAGAATAACTAAACGTTTCATATAGTTCCTTTCTCTATTGAGGAAACTGTATCGTTGTATCTCCACTTCCCTTTATAAAATTAGTACTTCCACTCCCAATAGTCATGACACTTGTTACTGTCGGAAGAGTAATTGTAGTTGTGTCACTAGATGAATCGCTGATATTTCCAGCCAAGTCACGACAAAACCCATAAAGAGTATGTTCACCTGCTGAACCGAATGTGTAGGCACTAATTGATGCTTGCCATGAGCATGTACCGGAGTCATCTGTTTCAGTAGAACAATAAGACGTTCCGTGAAGAGCTGTCTCGTCGGTGCAAGTGAATGATAGAGGGACACTCAAAGATGATGAGGTTGCGTCAAGGTCAAAGGCTGTGATTGTAGGATCTGTAGTATCCGAAGTTACCTCATACTCGTTAGCTCCAATATCATAACCTTCCCCTGAAGGATACTCGGTACCATCATAGTCTGTAATAGTTTCAGCGATTACACTATTATCCAACAGATTATAGCCAGCATTAACCAAGGGTGAAGACCCGGATGAAGGTTGGTAACTTACATTTATTTGCGGATCAGTATTTAGAATACTGTGACTATCCTGTCCGCTACCTGAGTCCCAAGCTAAAGTTTGCCCATCGGAATAGGCGAAATTATAATCTGACGTTGTGATGGAAGACGTATCCTTGAATTGGTAGCATCGTGGTAGTACTCCAATGTCTACTGTGTCGTTGTAGATTAGATTATTATATAGTTTTGCCCCATTTGAAGGGTGAGTTGAGTTGCCGTCATTCCAAACCTTAAATGGTTTTTGAGTCTGCCCACAGTCGATCAAAGTATTTTGAACAATTACGCTGTTATAGTCACCACGTAGACTTATTCCAGGATCAGAGTTTACTATAACATTGGCATACACCAATATATTTCGTGCCTCTGCCATGTGCTCCGCCTCATAGGAACCGGACCCTGCAAAGTCTCCCACTTCATCTATTTCATTCGAGGCATCTTCCTGACTCAGAATATCGGTATTTAGACTTGCATTAGTTACTTCAGCCAGCGTATATCGAGTGTTCCACCACTCGGTACTGCCCCCGATCTCCATGGCTGCATTAGGCGGGACAATGTCCGAGATAATGTTTCCATAGATTTCGCCGTTCTGTGACCCACCTTTCACGAACAGCCCGATATTCATCTGACCGTCTTCACCGTCATAGATGTTGTTGTAGCGAATAATAAAGTCATAGCAGCCAACGAGATCGATTCCTTGCTGCTGGCCAGAAACACCAGTGTTCGTGATCTCGTTGTTCTCAATTGTAATACTATCCGCGTGACCTATTTTTAGGCCGTCGAGTCCTATGTGCTCGACCTTATTGTTGCGAATAGTAACCCCGTTAGCTCCGTTGGGGTGATAGTTCCGCACGCCGTTTCCACCATAGTTACCGTAACTTGCGGCTGAAGCTGTTCCATTATCGTCACCATCAACCTTAATACCGCTATAGCCTACATTTTGGACGGTGATACCTTCCACCGTCCAGTAGCCATGTCTTATGTCAATTCCGTTCACTAAGGAATCACCGAAATCAAATACGGGACCCCTTGCTGTTTGATAGTAGCCGAGGTAGATTCTAGCCCCAACCGTACCGGCGGCTTGAGATTGCACTGCAGCTGTTAGGTTGTATGTACCATCAGCGCAGTAGACGTTGTCTCCAGCAACAGCGGCGGCCATCGCCGTAGCTATTGTACAAGGAGAACCAATAGTACATGAGGCACCACTACCGCTTGGAGATACATAGCGATCAGCGGCATTAGCCGAAGTAAAGAGGCTTAATAAAAAAAGAGTTGCAAGAAAGGGTATGCGTCTCATGTTGCGCTACTCCACTGTAATGACGTGTTTCATGGTCATGGTATTGTGCAGGAACGTCCACGTAGTCACTCCGTCATTGTCGCTCACCATACGTTCTGTGGTACCGGAAGTTTCGTAATGCCATGCTATGTTATTGCTAACGTCTCCGGCAGCACTGCTTTGAAGCACAGTATAGTAAACTGTGGTGTTTGTGACGGCTGAGGGTGTTATGGAAAAAACTACAGCTTCCTCACTTGCCCCTACCGTAGATGCAGCTATGTAATCAGAACAGGCAATTGCCGCGTCAGGTTCATCAGGATCAGCTAAGGCACTATACAGACACGCCCGGATGTTCATAGTGGGCGATCCGTTACGCTGAAGATATAGCGTTATGGAGCAGACATTAACATTGTCGGTAGCAACCCACTTCGTTCCCATGTAAACACGGCTGGGAAAGTTCGTTAGACTTCCGGCGGATGCGTCTGTTTCACTTATGTGTGTTGTAGCGCAGCTAGAAGCAGCCGCACCCTGTCCTACAATAATAACTTCCGTACCTCCCCAAGTTAATGAGGGAAGAAGGCACACTAAGATTAGTAGTAACAAGCGTCTCACTTATACCTCCTAATTCACATCGGAGTTGTAATAGCCATAGACAACAATCTTTACAAGTGCAGGAGTGTCAGCGTCGTCGAAATCCAGATAAAGTAAATGACCATTTTCGATAGTAGATGCAGTGATGGTAGTGTCACTACCATAGTAAAGACTTGTTCCATCGGTAGCTATTTCAACTGCATCCACAGTAGCATCGTTCTGGCCATCAGAGTCTTCTTCCATAATGGCTAATGAGGTATCATCACTTGTGCTCCAACCCTTCCATCCTGTGACAATAAAACTCATACCGGATTCATTAGACCAGATCCAGAAGTGGTCTCGCTGTGCGTCGTCGAGATCTTGAGGTTTGTAGACTGTTACGTGGATCTCTTCTTGTGTCCGAGCAAGAGCTTCCTGACGAGCGTTGTTGTAAACCCGCAGCCAACCATCTGTATCGAAACTTACTTGACCTGTTGTAGAGGTATCAGGGTCATCTGAATTGGGTATTACAATAGAAGTAAAACTCCCTGACATACTGTCATCAACACGGCCTTGCTCTAGCCACTCAGAGTTAATATACTTGAGGTCTAGCGATTCCTTAGTCCCCATCACAAAAGGAGTGCCTTGCTTAAGTGTCAACACTCCGGCAGATGTAGCAAAAGTAGCTGTGTTCGCAGCTGATACATTAACGATTCTTACCCACTGATTCTCTGTGCTACTGACTTCGCCCATTGTGATAGTGCAGCCATCCGGATCGTTGACAGTTAGTTCAACGTCAACACGGCCCACTCCAGTATTGGGCTGTAGGGTGAGAGTTCCCGGATTGCCATCACCAGAATCAGTACAGGTAGCTGTCTGAGTAGAGTAGATAGGCCCAGCTTCAAGGGAGGTTTCGAGTGCTTGTAAGGCCGTCTTGATAGAAGACGAATCAGGGATAGTGCTCCCAGTAAAAGTACCAAGCGTTGTAACGCCATCGGCTATACCCATTGCTGTAAAAGCATCGTCAATGGATAGTCCGGCTTTCATTGCAGCAAAGTCGGCATATCCTCCACCAGACACAGGTCCTCCATTGTATGGAGAGGCAAAGACTAATGACGGAATAAGAAGAATTAGTAAAAGTAGTTTCTTCATATTAATTTTTCCTATAATAAGTAACTGTCAATGTAGAGTTGCCACCAATAGCTATTGACCTAAAGTTCTTTATTGAGTAAGGGTCGTTGAGCCAGATGTTTTGATAAGAAGTGGCTACAACTAAGTGACCATTGACTGCGTCTGGATTACCAGCATCAATTCGATATCTTATGTTGTTAGTCTCGACTGTAATAAATACAGCACCAGCAGACTCTCGATAAGTAGCGTTGAGTCGAGAAACTGTGGCTGTTGTAGCTGTAATACGTTCAAAGGCAAATGGTGTGTAGCCTATAACATCTACATATTGAGCAGCTGAAACCGACCCTATAAGAAATAAAACTAACATAAAAGATATAAATAATTTCTTCTTCATTCTAACCTCCAAAGTCCGTAAAATGATTTAACGGTCTCACATACCCAATAATTTAGAATTGACTGCTTTAGTTAATTCATCTACCTTTCTAGCCAGATGATCTATCTTTTCTGTCACAAGACTATCACAAGCAGTTCGTCGCTCTAGACATGTAGATGCTTTAACATTGTTGTTGGTCCCGATACCTTTACCTACAGTACCTGAAACTACTGCTATAACAATGCCTCCAAGAACAGTTGTGACTAGTTCCATTAAACTATCCTCCAGTCCTCTATTACTTTCTCATATTTAATATCTTTGTATTCAGCCTCTATATCAATAGGATCATCCTTTGGACTAAAATATCTCTCACCAAGTTCAAGCATTTCAATTATATATGCCTCAGCATCCATTAAGTCCCATAGAGCAGAACGAGGGAACATTAAGAGTTGCTGTTCGAGCTTCTTGATCGTAGCACAAGAAGCATTGTGGTAGATATAGCCACCTCTATAGTAAGGTACTAATTCCTTTACTCGTAGTTCCTTCTTCATTCCACCGCGGGCTTTGAGCCAGATGAGTTCGAAGAAAGAACCACGGCGGAACATCTCATTTTTGATAGGCTGTTTGATAAACTCGTTTAGAGAAGTCTCCTCGATGCCTAGCACCTTTGCATCCAGCATAATACCCATCTTGAACATGGCGTCATAGATTTCGTCTGGGTAGAGTTTTTCTGATATGCAGTCTCTAATGTACAAGCGAGCACTTGCTAGATCAATTCCTACGCCAATTATAGCTGATTCGGCAGAGTGGATTTTGACAGTTTTTGCTGGATCGAGGAGTACTACAGTTTCAATGTTTTTGCTATGCTGGATTTCTGCGTCAGAGAGAGCGAGGTCAGATTCAGATTTTCTGCTTTGCAGTGGAAGGTTGTAATACTTGAAGTATTCCTGTCTGAAGGCTGCGTCCTTTGTGGAAATAGGGAGGTTTCGCAGCTCACGGAAAAATACGTCGGTTTGACCTGCGTCTACATGCTCCTGCCATTCCTTCTCGATGTCAGCCTTGGTCATGAATAAAGGAGCAGTAGGATTAAAGTTATCATCGCAAGCTTCAAGACGAACAGATTCCCATTCAGGTGAATCGAGCAGTTTTTGGAGTACAGCGTCTTCATGTTTGAGAGTGTCGATGTAGACGATTTTCCAGTTTTTGTGTAAGCGAGGAACAGCCTTAATTACATCTGCGTAAAGCCACTCGTACCACCCTTGTCTGATGTCATCATTAGTGATTTTCTCAGCGTCTTCTAGATCATCTATAACAATCAGCCCGGGTCGATCGTTCTTGAATAGCACTCCACGTACTTGCTGTCCAGCGCCACGCGGCCATACAAGGGTGTCGAAAGCGACCCAGGCTTTTTTACTGAATACTTCGTCGAATTCATTTTTAGCTACATCACGCTGTTTGAAGTCACCGAAGAAGTGTTTGATAGCCCTGTTTGATACAAGTTCACGTCTGAGGTTTTCAGTCTGTAGAGATGCAGCATCATGGCTTTTGTTGATGTAGCAAATGAAACCAGTATAGCGGAATAGAATGTAGCGAGCCATCAGTGCTAGAGCTACTATGCTAGTCTTGCCCCAACCACGAGGAGCAGCTATAGCTACTTTCTGTGCAGGACCGTCTATGAGGTCAAATATCTTCCCGTGGATCTCGTCAGAGAACGGCATGTAGAAGCGTTCAGGGAAGAATACCTGAGCAGTCATTCTGGTACTGACAGAACAGGCAGCAAGAATTTCTTTTATAGAGTTATCAGTCATAGATTGTTTAAAATTTGAATGATCTATTTATTACTTTACTCTGTCGTGGTCTGGACATTCGCTTTTCAGGTTCAACAGGGGAATTTCAACCTCCTTTATCTGGGCCAAGCTCCAACGTAGTCATAAAAAACACATCCAGCTAAATCACCACCTGAATAGCTGTTTGGTATTTCAACTACCCCCAGAACGGCATAATTGTATGGTATTGCATCTGGAAGTTTCGCTGATCCTTGGGTATCTGCGACAGTACCTTCAACAATCAGACCGTTTGTGTCATAGTTGTCAAAGTCCATACAGAGTAAGACTTTCTTGTATTCAGTAGCTCCTGTGCTTACCCCTGTTAAATCCCAATAATCAGTTACACCGCTCTTAGCCTTCACATACCCATAAACAGAAAATCTGATTGTGTTTAAAAATCCAGCATAACCAGGGGTTGTTCCGCTTGTGCAACCCGCTCCTACTGCACCAAACACAATCCCTTCTGACCATGCTTGATAGGCAGTATTCCCGTAGTTCCCTCGCACAACTCTATAAGTACCACGAAGGGGAACGGTCAAAGTACCTTCAAGATAATTATTGATTAGGTCATAGGTTGGGTCTGTACTGGTGTAGAAGGAATAGTCTGGACTGCCTGTGCCTGTCTTTACGATATTGTCCTTGACGGTATATGTTCCAGTTCCAGCGAGGTATATGCCAGAAGCATCATCTCCTGAAGCCGCAGCATCCTGCACAGCATTTGTAACTACATTACCTATAATATCAACCTCATGACCTGTCTCTATAATGCAGTAGATTCCAGTCTGTGCGGTACTGTCTACGAGGTTGTTTTGAATGACTCCATCGGAGTAGGTAACGAATATTCCATAAGCATCCGTTGTTCCAGATATATTGTTACTGGATACATTTACCCCCGTTATCTCTTTTCCGCTGATACCTCTGACATGAATACCTTCTGAACAATCAACAAGTGTATTGTTTGATACAGTTACACCCCGTTGCGTAAACGGTGCCGCTGCGAGGTTGACCACGATAATAGCGACTTGGCCACTATCCCTAACCGTGTTGCCAGATATATTCATCCCCTCGTAATTGCGGCTTGCAGTTGATGTTAATTGTACCTTGATTCCGATGTACTCAGGGTTTTCAACGATATTGCCTGTTATGCTGATATTGTCAGCAGGGCCAACATAGATCCCGTGTTGACCCCTTACGTCTTTAATTTGATTATTTGAAATCTTTAAATGATGCCAACCCTCAGACGAAAGAATACCGTGGCAAGTCTCGCTGATCTCATTACCTTCTATCAACAATGTTCCATAACTGTCTCCGTCACCATACGCACATATCCCCTGACAGTAGTTATCTCCAGAGGATATTTCTGCAACCCCTGGCCCCTCAATGGTATTGTTTATCACTTTTACATTGGAAGTCTGATAAATCCATACCCCTGTGTTTCCGAAATTGTAGATGACATTCTCTGAGATAACGACATCATCACAACCTTCAAGATAGATCATCTTCGCATTGGTATGAGCTGAGTTATCGAAATCAGTTCCAACACCGACAAGCCTGAATCCCTTTACCTTGACCCTGTTGCAAGTGGTGAATGTCATAAGTTTTGTAACATTGGTTGTCTCGGTAATGGTAGCTCCATATCCCTCAACTTCTATGTCACTTTTGCTAGAGAATGCCCATGTCCCTGCAAAGGAATAGGAACCAGGGCTTACGATCAGCTTTGAGTTATTTGCAACAGCGGTAGCCATCATGTTAAAGCCAGCAAGAGTGCCACCCCCCCAATTCGCATAGGCTATCCCACCCGTGGAGAAGCTCACCGTCCCCGCCCCTGAGAATATCTGCTGGTTAGGTGAGGCGATAACATTAGAGGGAGAGTTCAATGTAAGTGTAACTGCACCATTTATAGAGAAACTTCCTTGTCTAGATTTAAAATCAAAGAGTTCATTTGATGTAGCAGTTTCGCTGTAATCTACTGTGTTCTCACCTGGGACTACGATAGTTACATTTTCACTTTCGACCCAGGCTAAGAGGGAACGAAGTCTGGCGAACCATCTTAAGTTTAAACTAGTCCCATCACGAAAGTCGAAGTCTCCAGCTCCAGCAAAGAGCTGGAAATCTCCCGCTTCAATATTGCAGATGTTTTGAATATCTACTCCGGTGTTGGCTGTTAGGATATTACCTGAGCCATCCCATTTTAAGACTACGTTGTTACCTAAAGCAACGGAGGTAGTTAATGTTTGAGGTTTGGTAATAATGAGAGTTACTGAATCATCGGATGTTAGTGTAGCAGCCCTTTCAAAGGTGGAGAACCATCCAGATTTTAATACAGTTCCGGATGTAAAGTCTATGTCACCTGCACCTGCAAAAATCTGGCGGTTCTCAGCGATGATGTTTCTGGTGTTTAGAGTTAGTTGACCAGAATTGATAATGGCTCCATCACGCTCAAATTTTAAGGTGATGTTAGATGGGATAGTGATATTGCCAACTGATAGTTGGCTAGATATAACTATAGTACGTTGCTTAGTAGAGCCAACAGCATTTACTGCATCAGTTAGACTATTATAGGCTCGAGAGTCAGTCCAAATGCCGTCAGGGCTTGTTACTATGATGTCGGAGAAGAACTCAGCGCTTGCACCAGTGATAAGTGTTAATGTTAAAGCTATTGATATGATAAGGGATTTTATTGCTCTCATTTACACTCCAGTCTGTAAAATTGTTGAACGGACTTGACAGGCAGCGATTTTATCACGCCAAGTCATACGCTTACGAGGAAGTGGAACAGATTTAATTTTATCTGGCTTGTTCCAACTCACAATGGCCTGAGGTGGACGCTTCGTACCACCAGATATGTATTTACAAGTTAGAGTATTGAGATAGTAACCTTTGAGATTGTAAGTGGTCATGAATTCTCTTATTCGAGACCAGAAGTCAGCGTCGGCTGGGTAGAGTTTTCCGGTTTCGGCTAAGACGTCTCTAAGACGGATAGGGATTACTTGGATGTCGAAGCAGGTGGAGGACTTGATGACACCTTCAGGGATTGGAAGGAGTTCGACCATTTCTTCTTCAGTCTCTATGTTTGGGTAGAAGTAGAGGAAGTTGACGTTAGTTTTGGTACATAGCCAGCGAGCGCTAGTCTGCTCGATTGCGTCGTGTAGGATTTGGAGATGATTAGGTAACCAAGTGTCATCGTGATCTATGAAACAGGCGTATTGGAGACGGTCGTTGGTAGCTTTGGCTAATGCATAGTTGGAGGCATTGACCCCGCCGGAGCACCAAAGTTCTCTTGAGCCATCACTATATTTAGATCGTTCTTTGGCAACTGCGAGATTTTCATAGTAGATTGCTTTTGGAGGATAATTAGCAATGAGATCGAGAATTTCCTGATCGTTGTCGTACTTGTCACCAATTAAGTAGATCTTGAAATTGGTGTAGGTTTGAGCAAAGATTGAATCAAGTGTCATTTTTAACAGTCTAGGGGTATAGCCATCCTTACGTCTGTATGTAGGGAGAATGATTGCAAAGGTGTCTTTATTGTATCTTAGTGCATCTCTGATTGCAGCTGAAGTTGGTGTTCCATACTTTGTATGGAGTTCGTAGAGGTTATCGAGCATTTCTTGGTAACGAATTTTTTTAACTTGTCTGTCGAGACCCATCCAGACACCCTTGTCATGGAGGCGGTAGACAGAGGGTTCGATCCCTTTGACAAAACCACAGCCTCCAAAAAGACCCATATAAGAAGTGAAGAGGTAGTCTCCTCTGAAGGCTTCGTAGGCTGCCTTAGTATCATTGGTGTAGAAGTTGCGGAACATCTTGGTGGATGAAGCTATTCCGTTAGGAACTGTGATCAATTCCTTCTGAGTATAAGATTTGCCCATGCCATCTGTGAAGCCACCATGAATGGTATCTCCTCTTCGAACACGATAAGAGTGCCAACACATTACATCGGCTGGATGGTCATCAAGGTAATCAACCTGTTTTTGGAGTTTAAGGGGATCAGTCCAATAGTCATCACCTTCGCAGAAGGCCAGATATTTACCTCTGGCACGGGGTAAGATGTTGTAAACGAAAGGTTCGAAGCCGAAGAAGGTTCCATTAGTCATTCCCTCTTTCCATTGGTTTTCTTTGTTTAAAATCAAGTGGATATTGGCATATTCATTAGCATACTCGTTGAGAATGTCAGTAGTGCCATCGTTAGAGGCATCATCACTTATGATGATTTCGAAAGGGAAGGTAGTCTGCTGCATCACAAAGCCATTGAGGGCTTGTCTGATGAATTTAGAGTGGTTGTAGGTAGAGCAGCAAACTGTAACTAATGGGATCATAATTCTCTCCTGATAGTCCAGACTCGGTAGCCAGCATTTATACATTTCTGCATAAATATATTACGAGATCGTTCGAGCATGAAGACAAAGCCTTCGATGAAGATGTTTAGGTTTTCGTTTTCGACTACATATTTAGTGAAGAAGTAGTCTATGAACTCGCTGACACAGACGTCGTTCATGAACTTGAACAGCCGACCGAGATCGTAACGGAGAGGTACTCCACCTTCTTCAACAAAAGATTTGATAGGTTCAATTGATGCTTCTATACAAGCTCGATCTATGCTGATGTAGTTGAAGTTGTCATTGAGTAATAGATCGGCCAAGGTGGACTTTCCAATGTTGGATAGTCCGTATAATAATAAAACGGTCTTTTTGTACTCGCCTTCGAGAGGACGCTTGTCCTCGGAAGGCAAGTGAGACATGTTAAATTTTTTCGAGTTCATAGAACCACCTATCGTAAACAGAACCTTTTTGGTGAGCTGAAAGGTATCTGTCAATGATCTTGAATTTGTTTCTTATGTAATTAGATATTTGTAAGGCGTTTGGGTACAGCCGATTGCAGTCTCTTAGATCAACATCTACATACGGCCCACCATTATCCAAGCATTCCTCAATCTCGACCAAGAGCTTTCCATCATCATTAAGGAGTTGATGGCTCAGATCAAAGAAAACTGGTTGATTGTAGCCGAAGTAGTGAAAGGTAGAGAGACAGATTATGAGATCGAATTTCTCATTGAATTGATAAGTTAGGAAATCTCCACAGATAAAGGTGATGAGTTGAGGAGGAGATTTGAAAACTTCTCGATTCAAGTCGTTAGCGATAGTTACAAACTTCTCTCCGATTTCGATCCCTACGAGTCTGGAAGCTCCTTTGTTACGTAGTTTGAATAGGAAATAGCCAGCATTACAGCCTACATCGAGGACACTTTTCCCAGTCAAGTCGTAGGAATCTAGCCTTGATAGGTCATATTTGAGTTTGCTATCGCTGTCGCGCTTGTCACCTTCGATTAAGTCGAAGGTTTGATAGTGAGATTTAGATAGGATTTGGGCTATGTTATTCATCGCCTTGTTGCCTCACTGAGTAGATTGGATATTTACTAAGGTCAGGATAAGGAAGTTCCTTATCCTCGTTACAAATAGGATTACCTTTTAGATCGTAGAACTGTGTCATCATTAAGAGACCTCGGGCGGCTATTTCAGGCATCATGTAGAAGTTCCAGCCTAAACAATCGAAGTTGTCATCGTGATAACTACATTCACGTCTTCCACTGAATCGAGCTCGCTTGAACCAGTTATAGGCATCGAAGTTGTCTGTGAGAATTGCACCTCCTTTGGATAATTTTAAGTGTTTGTAAGGACCTGTGAAACTGAGGCACATGAAGGTATGGGGTAAGTACATGTTGTGAGTGAAACGTAGGGCGCTGTCCCATACTCGAGAGCCTAGTAATTGGTAGGCACCTTTTAAGGTAGTTCCAGCCGAAGGTAAGAAATTAACAATGCCTCCTGCATGGATTATTTCACAGGGGACAGAGGGATAGGTGCGAGATGGGATGGTGATTTCTCGGCCCTCTATACCTTCGTATTTTAGAGCGAGGAATAGTGCGTTGCTCTGGTTGTCGACTGCTACGGAGTAGGTTGCTCCGGTGTAGCGACAGAGAGCAGCTTCGAATTCAGCAGTTATTCTGTGGACACCTTCAGCCATTTTCAACCCTTAGGCCTATCCCAAGGCCCAAATGCTTCTTTAAAGACATTGTTTATTTCACCTTTAGTGCAACGAGCCCTTGCACAATCGAGACAGAAGGGGAATATGTTGAGACTTGAGTTGCACACTTCATAGAGAGCATCTATGGCAATGTTTACTTCGTCTTGATTGCGATTAGCCTTTACTTTTCTAAGGAATTCTATTTGATTTTGCTCTGTTTTGTCAGGATAAGTGAAGCAAGGGATTGAGTGAGTGTTTGAGGCACAGTATTTGTTGAGGCCGACTATGGGAATTTCTCCCTCGTCGATGGATTTTTGGTAATTGTAGGAGAAATCGGCTATTTCTGTGTGTAAGAGGCCGGATTCAACTAAGGAAATGTAGCCTCCGATGGAGTTAATCCAGTCGATTTTGTCTAAAATAGCCTCTTCGTAGTCGAGAGTTCTGGATTCGATGTAGTAGGAGCCTCCAAGTGGGTCGATTATGTCTGTGATTCCTGTCTCAGTTTGGATGATTTGCTGGGTGCGTAGGGAGAGGAGGGCTGATTCTTCAGATGGCACTGAGTAGGCTTCGTCAAAAGAGTCAACATGGAGAGATTGGACACCTCCGAGGACAGATGAGAGAGCTTGATAGGCTGATCTGATGATGTTGTTGTAGGGTTCTTGGCGAGTTAGAGTTATTCCTGATGTTTGGACATGGCATTTTAGTTTTCCGTCAGCGATTTTGAAGTTTTTCTTGAGTAGGTTGTGCCAGACTTTGCGAACAGCCCTAAGTCGTGCTACTTCATCGAAGAAATTATTGCCGATAGACCAGAAGAAATTGATTCGAGGAGCGATGAATTCTGGATTGTAGCCTCGAGATTTGAGTTCGGAGATGGTTTCGAGTCCATTGGAGATGGCTATGGCCATTTCTGTTATGTCGGAGCAGCCTGCATCGCGGAGATTGTAACCGTTGAGAGTGATAGGGCTCCAGTTTGGGAGGTAGGATCGGGTGTAGACTATGTTATCACATTGGAGACGGAAACAAGGTTTAGGTGGGATGAAGTCACAGCCGCACCTTATTACCTCCTCCATCGTTACATCGTTCTGGACACTTCCACGGAGTTTTGAGATGCTAAAGCCTTTTTCCTCAGCCATTACTAAGAACATGGAGAATAAGATGGAAGTGTTGGAAGGGTAGTGGGTGACTAGGGAGATGGAGTATTTTTCGAGGTCTATGTCGTCGAATAAGATGTGCATGTCCTCTACAGTATCGATGCAGACTCCGGAAAAGCCGACGTGGCCGATAGACAAAGGTGAGTCAGAGTCTACCATTTGGATAGTGGGGAAATCGAAGAGGACACTGATCCCAGTTGATCCATTGGCTAGCATGTATTTGATGCGCTTGTTGGTGTCAGAGGGAGAGCCGAAACCAGTGAGTTGGCGCATAGTGAATTCCTTACCAAGGTACATAGAGGGGTGGATTCCTCTTGTGAATGGAGGAAGGCCAGGGTCTCCCAAGTCCTTTTCGTAGGAAAAGGTAGGGATTGAGAGAGGGGTGTAGAGGCCTTTAGGATCCGTAGTATTCACGTAAGAAAGATTCCTCCATAGAGAGAATTTTTTCCTTCGGTTTAGCCTTAATTGGTTTGCAAGGAGAACCGTAGCAAATAGTCCAAGGGGGCATTGATTTTGTTACGAGTGAGCCAGCGCCTATGGAACAGCCCTCACCGATGGTGACTCCAGGCATAATGATACAGCCCATTCCTATGTGAGCGTGACGACCGAGGATTACGTCTCCGTAGTGTAATTTTCGATAGTCGTTGAGAGCAGTGAGACCTATGAAGCCATTGCCTTCGTAGTCGTCTGAGGCGGCTAAGATGGTGGTTCGAGGACCGATGGCGCTGAAGTCGTTAAATTTGACTAGGCCACCTGACTGGATGATGGAGTGTTCGGTGAGGTGGCAAAAGTTACCGATCTCGATTCCTTCGCCGACAGCATAGAGGAAGGAGAAGTCTGCAATGATTACTTCATCGCCCAGCGAGATGTTCTCTGGATGGATGATTTTTGCAGTATTGTAGATGGTTACGTTTTTTCCTCTATGTTTGAACATTTTAAATCTCACTATTCATCTATTTTACAAGGATAAGGATTCTCATCGAAGCGAACAGCCTTAATAGTCTTTTCTCCAATTAACATAGCTTTCATAATCCTATGTCTTCCATCCATAATCTCACCATCCTCATCAAGGATAATAGGGAATGAAAGATCAGCATCATTAACAGCTTTTACGTGCATAACCATTTCTCTTAAAGTTAAATTTTTATATACACTATATATGTTTAGATGATTAAGAGGTATATCCATAACCTCGAAATCTTTTGATAGTCCAATAAGACGCTGGACTGACCATGCATTCTTACCAAGTCTGCTATATTGATCTGGTTTCCACAACGGGATCTTCATAATACTATACAACCAATATTTAATTTAGTCCGTTTAATTATTGAATGGTCTCAGCCACTTCCTTCTTGTGATAAGATGCAGCGCCACCCAAGCGTACACCCAAGTACATAGCATAGCGAGTGAACCAGCCTTTACCACGACACTTCATAGCCTCGAGGAAGACTGAGTCGGCAGCCTTGCGATCGACAAGTGGGATTGAACCCTTTCGGTATAAATAGTCGTGGATGACTGATTCGTGGTGAGCTCGGTCTCCGAATAGGGAGTAGGCAATAGGTGTGCGAGGAACACTGGCGAAGTCAGTCTGGAAGCCAGTTGGGACATTGACAAGGCCAATTAAATCACTTTGATATGTTAGATTAGAGACAAGCAACCAGTACTTGTCATCTACACATCTAGCATCGAGAGAAGTTTTGAATTCAGCCATTTTCGAATTCTTTCATGTAATAATTTACTTTGTTGAGATAGTCATCGACTACGGCTGGGTCGCAGTATTTAGATGTAGCCTTTTCAATTGTCTTGTGGCGTTTCAAGAGAAGGTATAAGAATGAGATTCCACAGACTATGTCTATGAGATCATCATCAACCTTTTCCATTTCCTGGTGTAGGTCTTTCATGGCTATAGAGGACATTTGAAAGACACCTTTACAGCCGGTTGGAGATAGCTGATTAAGGCCGAGGCTGGACTCGGTCATAGCTATGGCCAATGACCAGGTAGGGTTGAGGTTGAAGAGGGCTGACACAGCCTCAACCAATCTCTTAATTTCCAATTGCTTAGGTTGTAGATTCAGCATTGTCATTCCTCGATGGTTAAACTCGAACCAGCATTAGAGTCAAGGTCAGGGCCAAAATTCGAATTTGGATTGGCCAAACTCGAACACTCCGCGTTCGGCTGTTCGGTGATGTCAATAGTGGCACCTGCTTCTTTAGCGGCTCTAAGTCCACGCTCTCTAAATTCACGTAATTCTTCGGCTGAAAGTACAGTCTGAACACTCTGAATTTTCGTCGGAGCTCTCAGCCCTGACAACTCAAGCAACACAGTGTTGGCCACATCTTTTCGATCACGAAGGGTGGCCTCGCCAGACTCATTGTCGAAGATTTCGTGGTAAGTTTGGATTGCTTTCGCTGTTAAAATTCTAATTTTTTCAGATGTCTTTTTTGCTTCTTCGTCGCGGCTGAGGCGGATATCAGATAATTTTTTCTGGCCGAGTTCGGAGTTGAGAGTCATAGAGACGCACTCAGGCGTTATGCCGAGGATTTCAGCAATGTCTACGTTTTTCCATCCTTGGGCGGCCAAGTTGATGATCTCATGAGAGCGCTGCCAGAGTTGTTTGATCTCGTAGCGCTTGCGCTCGGCTGGATCGACTCGGCGCTGGTCCACTTCTCTAAATTCGAAACCGTAGAGCCCATCTCTCGTTTGCACACCTTCCATGATGCACCTCTTAAATTGTACAGAAAAATTTTTCATTCTTACTTTTTGTATATCATGAATGGAGGAAAATGTCAAGGTGCATTTTTGTACATTTGCACAACCTACACTTACATCTACATGGTTACTTGAATGTGGCCGAGTCCGTTAATTAATTTTACGGACTTCGACGTGATTGACGTAGTCGGATTGGTGATCGGAATGTCCCATGTTGTACATTGTTTATCAGACCAAATAAAATGTGAGAGAGCTAACCCCGCCGCCTACGGAATCAGTTTCCCCCATCGACCTCGACCGCGTAACATATTGATATTGTTGAGAGAAACTAATGGTTGACAACGAGGGTGAGTGGTGTTATGTTATGGGTAAAGCGAGTGAATTAATTGTTCTTTGACAACTGAATATGTTTAGCATGGCATGGCATAGCCCACTATGAAAGGGATAAAGCTATGAACATGAACGAGATGATTACCGGTATCACGTTGACTAAGGCCTGTTCGATCAAACCTGATAAGGACTCAGCCGAATCCAAGCAGGTCACGCTCAAGGTGAAGTTCGACGGTACAACGCTGCAAAGCGTGTTTGATAAGGCCCTTGCAGGTGCCGTTATCCAGTGGCAAAATGGTCCTGGTCGAAAGAACTTCGACCGGTGGACCGATGGGCAGGTGATCGAGATTCAATTTTCAGCGCCAGGTCGAACTCAGGTAGATCCAGAAATGGCTATGGTCGCGCTGTTACAGACCATGACGGAGGAGGAGAAACTCGCGTACCTGGAAAAGTTAGTAGCAAAAGCTAGCAAATAACTATTATTAATTAGCTATGCCATGCTAAACGTAAAAGGCCCTACGTTGACTCGTAGGGCTTTTTTATTGCCTTTTGGCCATATGCTATGGCTCTAACCTGGGGAAATGAGCTCTTGAGTTTAGTAGATGGTGGACGCAGTCCGTTTAATGATTTGACAGACTGGGATTAAATGTACGGGATTATACGTTGACGTATGCATGTATGTGTGTTACGGTGTTACGGTGTATGCGTGTATGGCGTATGCGATACAATAGCACCCTCCAAAACGTTCAAACAGACTCAGAGGCAGAAGAGAGAGAGAAAGAAAAAAATGAATGAAGAGAATCATTCCTCCTCCTTCCCTCTGAGGGATGAAAGTCCGTTTTGGTGTTTCGGGGGGGGTGGGTCTGTATCGCATACGGGATACGTGGTGACATCGTGACGTGGTGACATTTCACAACTACAAATTGAAGCAGATTGGAGGACTTGAGATGTTTAGTTATCAGGCGTATAAGAGGTATAATAAAGCGAGAAGGAAAGGAGTGTATAAAACATACTTTGAAAAGAAGAAGGAGAAGATAGTATTTGTGTCAAGAGAGAATGAATTGATGAGCTGTTGGAGGTTTGAAGAGAGATATGCAAGAGTAGATGGCACAGCCCTCCATCAGAAATGGGCAAGAGGAGAAGGACCTATAGTGAGACATCTATGCAGCGATGGAAGGTGTGTCAATCCATTACATTTGGTGAGAGGAACAGACCTAGAAAATGCTATGGATGAGATAGAAGTGAGAGACTTTGAGATTGAGAAGATGGAAGAAATACTTGGAGATTATAGTATGAGAGGGATGGATAAGGCACTTGTGCATTTAACACTGTTGCCAAGAACATCAATTAAGCTTGTTGAAGAAAGAGGACTTAAGTCACTATATGAAACAAAGATGTATATTAGAGAATTCTTTAGGATAGACTATGTAAAGAGACTTATTGAAAGTAACAGCTTAACCAAAGATGAATTGGATATGTCTGATAAAGCTATTAGGTCATTAAAGATCAGGGATGATATCTTCATCGTCACAGTTCCAGGATTATAAGGAGGTACTAGCATGAACAAAGAAACTAAGCAGGAGAGTAGTATTCCAGTACAGAGTAGAGTGAGTATAGTTACATTAGCTCAGTTGGTACATTACTGGGAATCAAATGGGTCAAGAATTAAGACTGTGAGTCAACTTATATCATGGAGTCTTTATTTGCTAGTAGACGCACTAATAGCTAATGAACAACTCAAGGGAGAACCTACAATAGCAGAAGCTAGACACTACATGATAGAGAAGGAACTATTTCAGCAGAGTACTGTGGATAGAGGAATGAAGAAGCTTGATGCAGCTATAAGATTTCAGATAATGAGAGAGAATGGAATATATCCTACAAAAGGAGAGAGTAGAAAAGGAATGAGAAAAAGTAATGATGAAGTGACTTATAGCAAAATGCATAGAGCACCAAATAAGTTTGATGGATCACCTTCGAGTGTTGAACCTTGGGTCGGATCAGTTGAACATCCAAGACTTAATGAGGCTATAGAGATATTTAATAGTATAAAGGATGAGGATTTAGGAAAGACTGAGTTGACAGAAGGATTGAACAGGCTAGTAGTCAGAAATAAGATGACTATTGAGGAAGCAGCTGAGGTGATTAAGGCTAATGAGGAAATTGCTCAGCGTGACCTAGATGCATTGAACAGCCTTGATTTGTCGACTTTGAGCCCAGTCACTGAGCAGAAGGAAGGAGAATGAAATGGACTGGATATGGTTTGTGGTGGGTTGGTTAGTGCTATGTTGGGCGTTGGCGGAGGTAGAGTGGGGAGAATAGTCCGTTCAATAATTTAACGGTCTCAGCCGACCACATCTATCAACACCATCAGCCGACCGAAGGGAGTGACAACTCCAGTTAGTCGCAATCAATAGATCGACATGGGAAGGAGTGCCAACGCCAGTGCCCACAACATAGTCATCAGTATTAATGTGGTGAATCTGATAATGATCGGCTGGTGATGATTTAGGTGAGGAAGTTATTGACTTCTACCATGTATATGTGGTATGATTTAATCAAATGGTGAGATGAACAATTAAAAACTCGATGGAAAAGGAGTAAATAATGAAACATCGTTTAGCAAGATGAAAGGAGAAAGTAATGAATGTAGAGTTTATGAGAGCTATGGGATTTGGTAAGCAGGTAGACCTTGTACAGCAAGGTAAATGTCCATTTTGTGAACAAGAAGTTAAACCCTCAGAATTTCGTGATGACTCATCGATGAAGGAGTATAAGATATCTGGAGTGTGTCAGAAATGTCAGGATGAGGTGTTTGGGTATATTCCTAAGGATTGATAGTTTATAAGTCCATTTAATCATTTTACAGACTCAATACGAAAGGGGCAGAAGCATGAATAAGGAAACTGTAGAAAAACTTAGACAAGAAGCAAAGGATGCCTATAAGGATTTAAAGGAAATAGAGTCGATATACTTAGAGAGAAAAAGGCTCTATTGTGAGAAATCTCAACGTTTCATGCAGGCCGACCACGAGCTTGCGATGGAAGATGGGAGGTATAAGAAGCTTCCGTCTAAAGCTCATGGACCTACGTCTAGAACAAAGCTAGATAAATTAACCTTAAATCAAATATACTCACTAGCGAAGAAACTAGGCGTCAATCTCAATCCTAGACTCAAAGGAGCGTAAAGTGTGTAATTGTAAAGATCCTGTGCGAAATCATGTATTAGGAATACGAGATCAATACATCCAGTCCCTCATAACTGGAAGGAGACTGATATGGGAAAAACAACTAATATTACAGAACAAGAAGCACTTAAAGCATTAAGCGATATTGAGGGTAACCCTAGAAGAGATGGGCAGGATGAAAAAGACTTTGCAGAAGCTATATCTACTCTTGAAAACTTTATAAGAGGAAAGGTAAAAGTGTTATTAAAAGGAGGCGCAAATGTCAGCTGATATCGCAAGTATCGCAAATGCACTTAGAGCGATTATCCAGAATCGTGATAAGAAGGCTCTTAACTATGCAGTTAACTATGCTCAGTATGGGTTGACTATGATTAACACAGGCTCGCCAAAGAAGGATATTAGGGTTCAGTTGCTTTACATCTTAAATAATATCACTCACTGGCGTGGGAAAGAGGCAACTATTGTTAGAAGTGTTATTAAGGAAGCTATTCACTCATGGAAAGGAGAATGAAATGGAACTTTACTTCAATCTTGTTAGGCCTGCGAAATCCTCAGGCGGTGACCGCTATGAGTGCGGTCAGAAAGGTGATGACCTTTGGATGGTCGTCTATGTCCCACAACTTATCTCGCGAGAAGGAGGAAAGGTGAAGGGGACGTTGAAAGTTATAATTGATGGCTTGGAGTAAATATCCCAAAATTTCCATTGACAACATTATAATAGTTATGTTACCATGTTGTTGTAAATTCGGGAGTCCGTTAAATTGTTTAACGGACTAATTATCATCACTAATTCAAGAAAGGAAGAAAAGATGGAAAAGCTGACTGTAACTGCAAGAGTACCGGCGAAGAAAGAAGGAGACAAGGTAGTTAGAGCTGAAATCGGTCCTGTGTCAATCGCAGTTGATACTGGATCTACTGCAGAAGAAATGATTCAGATGTTCGGCGACAAGGCAGTCAAAAGCAATGCCGAGTCCAACTGGATCGTGACTCTGCAGTCCAACATCAGAGCTCGCCTGTTAAAAGGCGAGACTCAGGAACAGATTCAAGCTGGCCTTGGCAGCGCCAAGATGGGCGTAGCCGTGAAGGGTGCCAAGGTAGACCCTGTCCAGGCCTACCTCGCCATGTTCGCTTCTGCAACGCCTCAGAAACAGGCTGAAATGCTCAAAGAATTGCAGAGGAAAGCAGCACAGTAATTTTCAACTGATCGAGTCCTCCTGGTTTCGGCCAGGAGGATTTTCTTGAGTTGAAATGCACCATGTTTCCTAAAGATGTGCCACAAATGAAAGGAGTAAAAGCAGATGTCAGAATACCAGCGCTGGAAAAACATTATGAAATGCTACCCGTTTGAAGAGAAACGGTTAGCGAAGTGGCAGCCTCCCTACATTGTCCAACCTAAATACGACGGAGTTCGTTGTCGCGCTATTCCATTACGCGTTATTTCATTAGAGACTCCAGTCTACGATAAGTTTGGTAGCGCCGACCGCGGCTACATATTACTATCCTCTGAAGAGAACGTAATCTATAGCGTTCCTCACATCAACATCTCACTTATGAATCTAGGAATACGAGCAGAGCTCGATGGTGAACTCTATTGTCATGGGATGAGTTTTGATGAAATAGTCTCGATCACATCTCGCACAGTAAACCTCCACGAGAATCACCGAGCTATTCAATTCCATATCTTTGATGTTGTCAACTCTGAGCCTCAGATGAAGCGCTCTTTAATTATCGAAAACTTACGCAATCTAAGCCCTTGGTTAAAAGTGTCTCCATTTTACATATGTGAAAACTTGGACGATATAATGAGGACATTTGATAAGATTATCAAGGCTGGTTATGAAGGTATTATTGTGAGGCATTTCCAAGCGCCTTATGAGCGCAAGCGCTCATTATATGTGATGAAGTTTAAGCCTAAAAAAGAAGATGAATATGAAATAGTTGGTGTCCAAGAAGAGATCGACAAAGACGGTAATCCCAAAGATACACTCGGAGCACTTGTATGCAAGAGTGGCGATGGTAACTTGTTCAAAGTAGGAACTGGATTCACTGAAGAGCGCCGTGCTCAACTATGGGATGCTCAGGGAATATTGAAAGGGATGAAGGCAGTAGTCAAATATCAACATTTAACAAGTGGGAAGCAAGTCCCTCGTTTTCCGGTGTTTGTGGAGATCAGACCGTAAAATAATTTAACGGACTAATTCAAACCAATGAAAGGAGAACAAGATGGCTAAATCATTCTTTATCGCAGGAGTAAAGTTTAGACCGAGAAGTGACATTGACAAGGCTATTAAGGAACTTAAGGCTGGTAACTACTTGGAACTCCAGCCCGAGCCAACTAACAAATTCGACCCTAATGCAATCAAGATCGGATACAACGAGGAAACTTCAGACGGAGTCGAGTTTGTGTTCCTCGGCTATGTACCAAAGAAATTTACAGCTGATGTTAGCGCTGATTTGGAAATAGGTGCAGATCTTGAGTGTGTCGTTGAAGAGGTAAATGTTTCAGCGCCAACCTACAAAATGTTCAAGGTTGTCATCAGAGATAAAGATGAAGAAGTAAACGAAGACATATAAATAAATCAAGAAGGAGAAAACTATGCAAGGTAATGATGAATCAAGAGAAGTTATTGGAAAAATAGTATTAACTATGGCTGAGAATGCAGATAAAGAATTACTAGACCTATGTAGTCTCGCGTCAGACAAATTATTAAAAGTAGCAAGTTTTATAAGCCCTCCTATACCAACAGACACTGAGAAGACGGAAGCTGAATGGCCTCCATATTTTTCAGATCTTCGAAGTTCTATACTGGCAATCAAGCGGCATACGAATGAATTGCGTAAGCTAATTGAACATGTAGAATTATAATAATAGAAAGGGGAAACTAATGGCTCGTAATTTTTATTGTGGAAACTGTGGCAAACAGCTAACTGTATCTCGTAAAGCAATCCCTCGTGCCGGAGTCATCTTGGACATAGTCCACTACCACGAATGTTCAGCTGAAATGCAATCTCTCGAAATCGACCTCAGCCATCCAGTAATAGCTGAAACATCCGAGGGAAAAGATAAGTTCGTTAAATCATTAAACGGACTAAAACCAACTATCCGTCCCTCCAGCATGATAGGCACTGATGATCTACGTGATCGGAGATTTGAGAAAGATGAAATTAAATCTACCGCTCCTCAAGCAATTCAAGATATAATCGGAGGAATGATGCCATCAGCACCTGCTCATGAATTTAAATCTGAAGGAGGGCTAGAAAGCGAGGAATGATCTATGAATCACGTTTACATTGTCAACAAATCAGCTCACGACTTTACACCGGCTGCAAAGTACGGGAAAATCATTTTTTTATCAGAAGGCTCGATGAATAGATACTCAGTCAACTCTATGTACCGTACCTTTTCAGATGTTATGAAAGATTCTGATAAGGATGATTACATAGTTCCTTGCTCCCTAAACGTAATGAATTCAATAGCCTGTGCAATCTTTGCTCATAGACATGGACGTTTGAACTTGTTGCTGTTCAAAGATGGCACATACTTAGAAAGGAGTATAGTGCTCTAACTTCTCGATGAAAGGAGAATAAGATGAACTCTGAACAACTTTATTTAAAAGATCTATTAATGGAAGTGTATGAAATGACTGAAGAAGAAGCAGTCTATGCTATCGAAGAGATTAATAAAAGACACATCGACTTAATAGACAAGGAGGTGAAATGATCTCTGAACGGCTACTTAAGAAATGGAGAAGGGATGCACTCAAGGAGATAGCTGAGATAGATTCTGGTAGTGGACGTATCATTGATAAGATTGGATATACTAAGACTATCAATGAGCGCATCCTTCGCCTCACTCAAGAACTCCAAGATCTTATTTTGCTGAAGAAGGGAGTGTGACTATGCTTCCAATCACTGAGCACCCTTCTTGGTTCATCCGAGACTCATCCAAAATAGACGATTATCTCGGCTGTCCTCGTTATTATTTCTATCGTCATATCTTGGGATGGGACATTGACCAGCCAGCTCATGACTTGATCTTCGGAGACTGTTTCCATCGAGCTCGTGAGCATCAACTATTATTCGGTTATGATGACATAGAAGGAGCATTCAATGCCTTCATGACTGAGTATCGC